AATCAAGTTGAAAATGTAGTTAATCAAATAAATCAACCTAAAGTTATCCCAGCAGATAGTGCTGAAGGTAGAGGTATTACAGAACAATTATTAGGTAAGAAAAAAGCAGATGTAATGGATATGGAAGGAAACAAAATTCCTGAAGGATCAAAGATTATGGGTGGTAAGAAAGTTGAATTTTCATTCAATGAAAAAATAGATTGGTTAGTTAAAAATGTTGATCCAAACGCAGAACAAACAATTCCACCAAAATTCGTATTACAAGAAATGTTAAAAGATGGTAGAGAAGATCTTATTGATCATTTTTTTGAAATACATACAAAAAATATAGGAAGTAAACCTGTAATTGATATAGATACAAGTGGCCTTAAACATCCTGAATTAGTTAAGAAAATGATGACGGATCAAAAATTAAAACCAACATTAGTTAATCAAGAATCAGATGCAGCAATTAAAGCACGTCTTGATGCTGGTAATAAAAAAGGTATTGCAAGTATACAAATTAGTTTAGTTGATGATTCAATTGCTAAAATAAAATCTTTGGAACCAATGGATGCAATGAAAGAAGCAAACTTAGTTGCAGGAAAAAAAGGTAGATATGCAAACTTAGACGATAACCAAGTTAAAAAAATTATGGATGATACTCAAGAACATATCTTTCAAGATTCAAGTCCTCTTGATGATTATGCAACAGGTGGACGTGTTGGTTACAAAGTTGGTAGCGTTGATAAGATGAGAAGATTATTCTTACAAGCTATTGGAGCAGGTGCAGGAACAATCGGTGCAGCTAAATCTGGATTATTTAGTTTTGGTAAAGGAGCAACTAAACAAGTTGCAAAAGAAGTTGCACAGCAAACTACATCAGGTATGCCTCCTCCATATTTCTTCAAGCTTGCAGAGAAAATTAAAATGATGGGTGATGATGCAACAGCTACAACAGAGAGAACTATTGCAAAAACATTAAAGTCTAAAGATGGTAAATCAACATATTTATTAGAAGAAGATATAACATCTGGAGATACAATCATTAAAAAGATTAATAAAGAAGGTGATGAGATGATCACTGACGTTGAGATTATGGAACTTAAAAAAGGTGAAGTTGTAATGGGCAAAAATGGTAAACCAGTTAAAGTACCTGATGAGTATGAAGAAGTTACAGAGTCTAATTCTAGAATTTACAAAGATGAATTTAACGATCCTGATTATACAGATGGAATTAAAGTAGATGAAATTATAAAAGAAGTAGATGACAAAGTACCATCAATCAAATATGCAAGTGGTGGCCTAGCTTATATGTTAGGAGAATAATGAATCCTTATAGACTTAAAAATGTATTTGAATATCTAACATCTAACAACCAACTACTTAAACGTAAATTAAAATTAGGAACTAGTGAAATACCTATCCCTCCTAAAAGACAAGATGTTATTGATATAGAAGCTATCAACAGATTTAACAAAAATAATCCTCGTGTAGATACAACTAATGTTCAACCTGTTGTTAAACAGTCTACAATAAAACAATCTAATGTAGGTGAAATTGATGAAGGCGTGATCCAAGGTGCGTTCGACACGGCTACTATGGAAGCAAGAGATGGAGGCTACCCTGCACCAGTTTATGAGGCTTTTAAAAAAAGATACTTAAAAAGAAACATGAAAGCAGATGGTGGAAGGATTGGTTACAAAGACGGAGAGGGTGTTATAACCGTTGATGATAAAATCGATGAGATGATTTCTTTTTACAAAGATTATTTAAACCAAGGTGGCAAGATGGATTTTAAAACCTTTTCTAAAAAATACATACCAGAGAATTTTGAAAAAGGCGGACGTGCAGGTTACGAGGACGGACCAAAGCTAACTGATTTTCTCGATGTCCAAGCTTCAGGATCCAAGAGTGGTAAACAACAAATCGAAGGTGCACCAAAAGGTATTACTGCTGATAGTGAAACAATAAACGCTATTATAAAAGCAGACATACCTGTATCTGAAAAAATAAATCTTCTTGCAACTTACGGTTACGGTAAGAGTAGAAATAGAATCGAAAACAAAGATCAAGAAATATTTTTAGATGAAGGGGGCTATAGAGACAGAAACGTTGGTATAGACTTTAATAGAGATGGAGAAGGTCTTAGTGGTTCTGCTACCTATGGTATTGATACAGGTGAGCCACAGTTAAATATAAAATACAAAAAGAGTTTTGCTGACGGTGGTATGTTGGTACAACCTAGTGACGACGGATCACGGCCAGGGTATGCTAAAATGAAATTAGACGACGATACTATTCAAAAAATAAAAAATAAAGTTGCTTTAAAAAAAGGACAAAAATGGAATTTTTATGATCCAGAAACAAATCCAAAAGGACATACATATGGTGTTCCAAAAGGAGATACTAATTATGATATTGCAAGAAATTTAAAACCAGGAAGATTAGAAGCAAAGTTAGAAAAAGCTACAGAAAAATACAAAGAAATAAAAGCTGATCCTAAATTATTGGCTGAAAAAAAATTAACAGATAAAGAAAGATATCAAACTAATAGAACTCAAATATTAGAAGACAAAAATTTTCAATATGAAACAGATAAAGATTATAGAGAAAAAAAATTAGAATGGGCTAAACAAGATAGAATTAAAAATCCGGAAAAATATAAACAAAAATTAAATGATTATTTTGCAAAGAAAGGAAGATTTCCTCCGGGAAATAACTATAAAGAAAATGTTTGGAGAGATATGTTTAGATCTTCACAAAAGGCAGGACAAGAAAGATTCTTGCTTGTCGGAGAAGACGGTAAACTTTTAACTCAAGATAAATTTCCTATAAAAGAAGGTAAAGTAAGATGGGACATTGGAGGTGCTTATAAGAAAGTAAAATTTTATGACACTAAAACAAAACAATTTGTAAAGTTTGATAATACTACTAAAGGAAAAGGTATAAGTTTTGAAAAATACTTGGATCAAAAATCTGTTGGCGGTAAAGGTGCTTATGAAGATGCTATTAATGGATATAAAAACAAAGATAATATAAAAGATTTAACTTTTAAAAATTCAAAAGGAAAAGATATTCGCCTAGGAACTATTGTGCAATCAAAATTAAATGATGGCGTTAATTTTATAAATAGTGGTGTCAATGTGCAACATCCGGATATTAACAATGCTTTTTGGAAAAATGAAGTTTCTCTAGCTTCTTCCAACAATGAATTAAATTATTTAGAACAAACATTAGACAGAAAATTAAAAAATGCTGGAAACGATGTTACTTTAAGAAATAAAGCATTAAGTGAATTTAAAACTAAAATAAATAAATTAGAAGGTGGTATAACTAAAATTATAGATGGTGAAACTTTTGGAGTAGCACCTAATGAAAAATCAGTTGTGAAAGCGGTAGGTAAAGAATCACGTTTAAATAATTTTAAAGAATTTAAAACACTAGTAGCGGCTTTAGGTCCAGGCACGTGTTCCGTGTTTAGTGGTAAGAAAGCAGATGGTGGCCGTATAGGTCTTGCAACAGGGACCCCTAACATAGATAAATGTTATGATGCTGCAACTGCAGCTATAAACTCTGGTAAAGTTCCTGTGGATAAAGCAGATGACTTTACTAAACTTTTAAAAAGAATGGGTACTATTGGAAGAGGTATTAGGAAGTTTGGTATCATACCGGAAGCAATGTACGTTGCAGCAGATTCTCTTGTTAGACTTGGTATGGGAAGTACTTTTAAAGAAGCGGGTTTACTAGCCTCCGATTATTTATTACCAGGAGACCAAACTAAAGCAGCAGAAATGAGTAAGGTTTCAAGAATTTTTGGTGACACTACAGGTGAGCTTGTAGGAAGGGTTATTGATTATAAAAATCAATTAGCAAAAATACAAAGTCTAGAGGATCAAATATCAAATCTTGATAATTTATCTGATGTAGGAGAGTTTGATTATATGGGAGATTTATCTGGTGAATCTAATACTAAAAAAAATTTACTTTCACAAGCAAAGAATGATTTAGATAATAAGTTTAAAATATCAGAAGCAGAACAACTATATGCTGAAAGAAAACAAGAAGAGGCATATGATGCAAGTTCAGCTAACTCTTCGTTTTCAAACTTAAAAAGAAAATATGGGGATTCATCAAATAATATAGATGATATAGAACAATTAGCATCACCTGAGAAAACTCAATTACAATTAAATTTAGATATGCTGCCAGCAGTACCTAAAGATTTTATGATGACAACAGATGATGAACTAACAAATTATGTTAATGCAGAAAGCGTAAGAAGCGGTGAAAAATTAGACCCACAAGTTTACATAGATGAAAAAGAAAAATTAAAAAAAGATTTCATGACCAAAGGTCCAGGTGTATATGGAGCAGAACAAGTATACGGAACACAAGGAATTTTTGCAGAACCTTTATTAAAAAGTATAGCTCGTAAGGAAAATTCAATAAACGATCTTGAAAGAGAAGTGGTCGGTCAAAGAAATAAATTTAATATTTTCGATAGAGATCATTCAGTTCTAGGAACGGGACTTAGAGGTTTTTCAGCGGCATCAGGAGGCATAGCAAGCCTAACTAAGACCATTCCACCAGAATCAGGGCCAACACCTCAAGGGTTGCCTTATGTATATAATAATGTTAAGAAGATATAGGAGTAATAAATGGCAGATATAGATAAAGGACTCCCGAACACACGATCTAAAATTGAGATTCCTTCAGAAGAGGAATTGCAAGACATTGCTGTTCAGGAAGAAGACGTAGAAGAATTAAAAGGACCCGTTGAAGTTATCCCTGAAGAGGATGGCGGAGCAACTATCGACTATGATCCAGGTGCAATAAACACTACAGGTTCACAATCACACTTTGACAACCTAGCAGATATTTTACCAGAAGATGCAGTTGAACCAATTGGAAACGAAATGGTTCAAAACTACATGGACTACAAATCATCAAGAAAAGAATGGGAAAGTGCTTACACAAGTGGTCTTGATCTTTTAGGATTTAAATACGAAAACAGAACAGAACCTTTTCAAGGAGCTTCAGGTGCAACACACCCAGTATTAGCGGAAGCTGTAACTCAGTTTCAAGCTCAAGCTTACAAAGAATTATTACCAAGTGATGGTCCTGTTAGAACACAAGTTATAGGAATTAAAAATCCAGCGACGGAGCAACAGTCACAACGTGTTAAAGATTATATGAATTATTTAATCATGGACACAATGAAAGAATATGAATCTGAATTTGATTCTATGTTATTTCATTTACCACTAGCTGGATCTACATTTAAAAAAGTTTACTACGACGTTCCACTTGGAAGAGTGGTATCGAAGTTTGTACCAGCGGATGAATTAATTGTTCCGTACACAGCTACCTCATTAGACGATGCGGAAGCAGTTATTCATACCGTGAAAATTTCAGAGAACGAATTAAGAAAACAACAAGTCAATGGTTTTTATAGTGATGTCGAGTTAGGACCTCCAGGTACAGATACCAATGGAGAACTATCTAAAAAAGAACGTGAGCTAGAAGGAACTAAGAAGACAGGTAAGAACGAACCTATTTACACTTTGTTAGAGTGTCATGTTAATTTAGACTTAGAAGGTTTCGAAGATGTTGGCTCCGATGGTGAACCAACTGGAATAAAATTACCTTACCTCGTTACAGTCGATGAAGGTAGTAGAAAAGTTTTGTCTATTAGACGAAACTATGCGCCCGATGATCTAAAGAAAACTAAAATCCAATATTTCGTCCACTTCAAATTTCTGCCAGGACTAGGATTTTATGGCTTTGGACTCATTCACATGATTGGCGGATTGAGTCGTACGGCAACGTCGGCTCTCCGTCAATTATTAGATGCGGGTACATTATCAAATCTACCAGCAGGATTTAAACAACGAGGAGTTAGAGTAAGAGATGAAGCATCACCAATACAACCAGGTGAATTTAAAGATGTAGATGCACCAGGTGGATCTTTAAGAGATGCATTCTTCCCTCTACCCTACAAAGAACCATCAGCAACATTATTACAATTAATGGGTGTTGTAGTTGGTGCAGGTCAAAGGTTCGCGGCTATTGCTGATATGCAAGTGGGCGATGGAAACCAAGGCGCTGCAGTAGGAACTACTGTTGCACTTCTTGAACGTGGATCACGTGTGATGTCTGCTATTCATAAAAGATGTTATGCAGCAATGAAGAATGAATTTAAATTATTATCTAAAATAGTTTCACAATACTTACCACCAGAATATCCTTATGATGTTGTAGGTGGTGCAAGAAACATTAAGCAAGCTGACTTTGATGATAGAATAGATGTAGTACCAGTTGCGGATCCTAATATATTCTCAATGAGTCAGAGAATAACTTTAGCTCAAACACAATTACAGATCGCAACATCAAATCCACAACTTCATAACATGTATCAAATTTACAGAAACATGTATAATGCAATTGGTGTAAAAGATGTTGATGCAGTTCTACCGCCACCGGCACCGAATGCACCATTAGATCCAAGTTTAGAACACATAAATGCTTTAGGTGGAAAACCTTTTCAAGCTTTTCCTGGTCAAGACCACAGAGCACACATTACAGCTCACTTAAATTTTATGTCAACTAACATGGTTAGAAATAATCCTGCGGTTATGGCTGCAATACAAAAAAATATCTTAGAGCACATTTCAATTATGGCTCAAGAACAGGTTCAATTAGAGTTCAGAGAGCAAATGGCTAACATGCAGCAGATGCAACAGATGTCAGTAAACAATCCACAGATGCAACAACAGTTACAAATGCTTACAAATCAAGTTGAAGCAAGAAAAGCTGTCTTGATTGCTGAGATGACTGAAGAATTTATGAAAGAAGAGAATAAAATCACTTCACAAATGGATTCAGACCCACTATTAAAACTAAAATCACGTGAGGTTGACTTGAGAGCGATGGAAAATGAACGAAAAAAAGAAGCTGATACAACAAAAGCTGATTTTGATAGAGCAAAATTAATGCAAGCAAGAGAATTAGCTGAAGATAAGATGGATCAGAACGAAGAATTAGCAGAATTACGTGCAAATACTAGTTTAGCTAAAGCAGGTGTTAAAGAAATGTCTGTTCTTGACAATTAATAATGGTATAATAGGTTAACAAAGGTAAATATTATGATGAACTATAAAAAAGAAAAACAAATAGCTGTTCCTGAGCAAAATATAGAAATAGATCCAAGATCTAAGACTACAGCTGATGGTGCTTTCAATTATATTCCTACTGGAGACAAAGCAGAAGTCAAAGGAACTAAGAGAATGCTAAAAGACAAGAAAAAAATAGCTACTTGGTACTAATATGTGGTTTTCGGCAATTAAATTAGCCGTCTCTGCTGGTAGTAAAATTTATGCTAACAAGCAGAAGACTAAAATGGCAATGTCAGATGCACAGCTTATGCATGCATCTCGTATGGCCGAAGGAAAAGAAGCCTACCAGGGAAAACTTTTAGAAGCACGTCAATCAGACTGGAAGGACGAGGCGGTTTTGATAATTTTAAGTTTGCCAATCGCAATTTTGGCCTGGGCAGTCGTATCGGATGATCCGACAGCAATGGACAAAGTAAAATTGTTCTTCGAGATGTTCTCACAGCTTCCGTCATGGTTTACAAATCTTTGGATACTTGTCGTCGCGAGTATTTATGGTATAAAGGGTACACAAATATTTAGAAACGGCGGAGGAAAAAAATAATGTCAGGATGGGTAAAAGCAGGTCAAGCAGGTTGGAGTGCTATTAAAGGAGTATTACCAAAAGTTAATAAAACAAAATTAAGTAAAGCTACAAGTGAATTAAATATTGCTATACAAAAAACAAAAAGTTCTAAAGCAAAATTAAAACAAACATTGTTTGAAATAGAAAATAAAATGCCTTTAACTTTTAAAAAAAGTAGTAAAAAATCAGAATCAAATAAAGAAGCTTATAAAAGAATACAAAAAGATAATACTAAAGTAATTAAAAGTATGATTGATAAAGCTACTGAAAAAAAAGCTGATGGTGGAAGAATAGGTAGAAAACTTGGTGGTGGTACTGACATGGCTAAGAGAAAGACAAACGTTCAAAAAATAAAAGAAACATTTGCACCTAAAAAATTTAAAGGTTTTTTTAAACTACCAGAAAAAGTTCAACAAAAAATGAACAAGAAACTAGCGAGAAAAGTTTAATGGCTGTAACAGGAACATTTAAAGATTTAACTAAAAAAGAAAAAGATGTTTTAAAAAAACATTTAGACCCTGTTGGAGGTCCTAAATCTCTTAAAGATAAAGTAATAGATGCAGGTAAAAAAGTTTTAGAAATAGGAAAAAAAGCTGTAGAGTTTACTCCTCCTGGTCAAGTTAAAAAACTTGTTGAACTTGTAAAAGATAATTCTAAAAGAGCAGAACGTAAATTAAATAACGAAAGATTAAATCCTGGTAAAATTCCAAAACCAATGAAAACAGGTGGAAGAGCCGGATACAAAATGGGCGGTAAATGTAAGTTAGCCACAAAAGGCAAAGGAAGAGCTTACGGAAAGAATTCGTAATGCAATTAGAAACAGTAATAAATAAAACGTTAAGATATCTAGACTCAAGAATAGAAGCACTGTCTATATCCGTCACATCTGGTGGGGTTGACAGTATGGAAAATTACAAGTATATGATAGGACAAATAAACGCCTACGAGGCAACTAAACAGGAAATCTCTAACCTGCTAAACGATAAGGAGCACAATGAAGGAACAGTCATCGATATTAACACCAAACAATAAAATTATTGGTGTAAAAAAATCAGAGAAAAAAGAAGAGAAAGAACCTAAGTTACCAAAACCTACTGGGTGGAGGATGATAGTTTTACCTTTTAAAATGAAAGAGAAAACTAAAGGTGGATTAGTATTAGCTGAAACAACTTTGGAGAGGCAACAAGTTGCATCTCAAGTTGGATTAGTTTTAGCTATGGGCCCACAATGTTATAAGGATAAAGAAAGATATCCTGAAGGTCCATGGTGCAAGGTCAATGATTGGATAATGTTTGCACGTTATGCTGGATCACGGATCAAGATAGATGGCGGAGAAATGCGTCTTCTAAACGACGACGAAGTGTTAGCAACAATTGATAGTCCAGAGGACATCTTGCATGAGTTTTAATCATAGGAAGGAGTAACTATGCCAGACACAGAAGAAAACAAAATGGTACCTATAGATACATCAGGACCTGATGCTACTGTAGATATTGAAGAAGTAAAAGAAGAAGCCGTTGTAGAAACGGAAAATACAGAAAACACGGAAAAAGAAACAGATAAATCATTTGAGAATGAAAGAGAAACAAAGTTAGATGAAAAAAAATCAGACGAAGATTTAGAAGACTACAGTAAAGGTGTTCAATCTCGTATTGCGAAACTAACTCGTAAGATGAGAGAAGCAGAAAGAAGAGAACAAGCTGCTTTAGATTATGCCAAAGGTGTAGAAGAGAAAAGACAGATTTTAGAAAAAAGGTTTGAAAAAACTGATTCTGAATATGTTAAAAAGTTTGAGACTAGTATTACTTCAGGTTTAGAAGCTGCGCAAAAAGAATTAGCGTCAGCAATTGAATCTGGTGATGCGGCAGCTCAAGTTGAAGCTAATAAAAGAATTGCAACTCTTGCTTTTGAGAATGCAAAATTAGAACAAACTAAAGCAGGAAGAGAAGAGCAACAGGCTGAGAAACCTGTTCTAACTCAACCACAATTTCAAACTCAACAAAGAGACGAACCTAATAATCCAGATCCTAGAGCTGAAGTATGGGCTAGTGAAAACTCATGGTTTGGTACTGATAAAGCAATGACTTACACTGCTTTTGAAATACACAAGGATTTAACGGAAAAAGAAGGTTATGATCCAAGCTCAAATGAGTATTATGCGGAAGTAGACAAACGTATTAGAGTTGACTTTCCACATAAATTTGGTAATACTAATAATAAGCAAACGGCCGCTCCTGTTCAGACAGTTGCTTCTGCTACAAGAAGCGTAAAGCCAGGTCGCAAAACTGTGAGACTCACATCTTCACAGGTAGCAATAGCTAAAAAATTAGGTGTGCCACTCGAAGAGTACGCAAAACAATTAAAATACACGAAGGAAGGAGCGTAAATATGGAAAACGAAAATAAAAATACTTCAACTCGTGCGAACCAAACACGGTCAAAGTCTGAACGACCTAAAGTGTGGGTTCCACCATCTTCTCTAGATGCACCCCCTGCACCTGATGGATTCAGGTATAGATGGATAAGAGCAGAAAGCGTTGGCTTTCAGGACACTAAAAATATATCCGGACGTTTAAGAGAAGGATATGAATTAGTTAGAGCCGAAGAAGTTGAAAATGCATCTGATTATCCAGTCCTCGATGAGGGCAAATACAAGGGAGTGATTGGGGTAGGTGGCCTTTTGCTTGCAAAGGTACCAACTGAGATTGCGCAACAACGTCAAGATTATATGTCTAATAGACATAAACAAAGAGACGAAGCTGTAAAGAACGATCTTATGAAGGAGCAGGATAGTAGAATGCCGATCAATGTTGAAAGGCAATCTCGTGTAACCTTCGGTGGTACGAAAAAATAATTTTTCAAATCACTGGATTTAATAAACCGTACTGGAGGCCCCTCGGGGCAGGTACATAAGGAGAAACAACTATGGCAAATAGAAACACACAAGGTTTTGGTTTGATTGCTGCAGGTGCGCTTGGACAAACTCCAGCCACTTCTGGTCAAGGCAAATACAAAATCGATGCGGGTTATGCAACTACACTATATCATGGTGCAGCTGTTGCTTCTGCTGCTGGTTACATTGTTGACGGACAAACAACTGATGCACCTATCTTAGGTGTGTTAAATGGAATATTCTATAACGCGGCTTCAACTTTAAAGCCGACGTTTGCGAATCATTACGTCCAAGTAACACCAGCAAACTCAGAAGATATCGATGCATTTGTATTCGATAACCCACAACAACAATATGTAGTAGCAACTGATGATACAGTGGCACAAGCTGGATATTTAGAAACGTATGACATGAACACAACGGCAGGTAGTACAACTACTGGTCAGTCTTCAGCTACACTAGATATCGGAGACACAAGTGCTGATGCAGCTTCATGGAGATTATTAAGATCTGCTGAAGATCCTGAAAACGATGAAAATGCGGCTTTCAGATCTGTAGTAGTAGTTGCTAATCTAATTGAGCTACAAAACTAAGCTAGAATAGGAGAATAAAAAATGGCTATATCACGATCACAACTAGTTAAAGAACTAGAGCCAGGTTTGAATGCACTATTCGGCCTGGAATACAAACGTTATGAAAATCAGCATGCTGAAATTTATAACGAGGAATCATCTGACAGAGCTTTCGAAGAGGAAGTTATGTTATCTGGTTTCGCAAACGCACAAGTAAAAGGTGAAGGTTCTGGAGTTTCATTTGATGAAGCACAAGAAACTTTCACAGCTCGTTACACTCACGAGACTGTAGCTTTAGCGTTCGCAATCACTGAAGAAGCGATTGAGGACAACTTGTATGATAGACTTGCGTCTAGATATACAAAAGCTTTAGCTAGATCTATGAGTAATGCTAAACAAGTAAAAGCAGTTGAACCACTGATTCAAGGTCTTCCAACTACGGATAACTTTGATTCAGGTGACGGTGTATCTTTATTTAATACATCACACCCAACAGTGTCTGGAACTTTTTCTAACACTTTAACAACTCAAGCTGACTTAAACGAAACTTCATTAGAACAGTCGATGATTGACATCGCGGCTATGACTGATGAAAGAGGTTTAAGAATTGCTGCTAGAGGAGTAAAAATGATTATTCCTTCTGAGCTACAATTCACAGCTGAAAGATTGATGAAGTCTCAAGGTAGAACTGGAACAGCTGATAATGATATCAATGCAATCGTATCTATGGGTATGGTTCCTCAAGGTTATAGAGTGAACAATTACCTAACAGACTCAGATGCATTTTATATCTTAACAGACATTCCTAATGGAATGAAAATGTTCAACAGAGCTCCATTGACAACTGCAATGGAAGGCGACTTTGATACTGGAAACGTTAGATACAAAGCTAGAGAAAGATACAGCTTCGGCGTATCAGACCCTAGAGGTATCTTCGGCGTTGAAGGTGCGTAAGCATAATTAAATTTTGTGGCCGGACATAGTTCGGCCACATTTTCTAAATAGAAAGAAAAAACCATGAAACTATTCACCATTACAATTTGGGCATACGATCATTACGCAAAATTTAATGTTTTGTCGGAAGATAATGCTATTTCTCTTGAAAAATCTATCCTTGACAAGTTGGGAGAAAAGAGTATAAATTGGGAATATCTTGGTATATCATATGATAATCAAGTAAACAGAATAACCTATGAGGAGGTTGTTGATGATACAAGACCTATACAAAGCAAAAAGGTCCTTGGAGTTGAAGTGGGAACAGGAGCATCTATCTAATGATAAGTATACTCTTGAAATGGTCAGGATCGATGACAAAATTAAAGAAGTCATTACTGAGATCAAACTGGCTGAAGCTGAAGTTGCTTACAAGCAAAATAGCGTTGAAGACGCTGCTCCACAAGTTTCTGTAGCTACTTAATCAAAAGCTACATCGTTGGAAAAATTCCACTCCACACTACAGGCTCTCTTGCACTCTACTGAAAACTAGTATATACTTTTGGCACTATACATAAATTAATATTCTGCATAGACGCAGTATAGTCGACGGCCTAGAGACTATGTAGAATTTAACTAGGAGAATAATCATGGCAAACACTACGTTTTCAGGACCGGTCATTTCTAAAAATGGCTTTGTAAATACAGGTCCTGGTATGACTGTTAGCTTAACAGCTGACACTACATTAACAGTCGCTACACACGCTGGCAAAATTTTACTTACAAATGATGCAGATGGTAAATTTACTTTACCTTCAATCAATGTAAATGCAAATGGCGCATCAGCAGGTGATAATGACGTTAATAACTTAAACAACATTGGTGCAACTTTTCATTTTTATGTGGAAACTGCTGCAACTGATATGGACATCTTAACTGATGGTACTGACAAATTTAAAGGTGGTATCATGGTAGCTGTAGATGACGGTTCTAAAAAAGCTTTCATTCCAGCTGCAACAAATGATGTTATAACTATGAATGGTTCTACACAAGGTGGAATCGTTGGTAGCGTAGTATCTTTTACAGCGATTGATACTGCTACATACTTAGTCCACAGTTCTTTACTGCTTGGATCAGGTACAATAGTAACACCTTACGCTGACGCGTAATAAATAATTAGTGTGGGGCTCCGGCCCCACATATTAATTTTAAGGAGATAAAATATGGCAACATCAGACCAACAGTTTTCTACAAGAACTTCTGACGGTAGATTTGGTAGAGCAACAGACGCTTCAGGTTCATATATTGGACCAGCTAGAATAACTTATATTCAAGTTGAAGGAGTGGCTAATAGTAATATCAAACTATATGATGGAACAGATAACTCAGGTGCTTTAGTATTCGAAGGTAATTGCGGAACTGAAGGACTAGACATTTATGTTCCAGGAAGCGGTATCAGATGTAGAACTGGAATATATTTAGATTTAACTAACACTACTTCAGTTACTATCGGCTACACTGGCTAGGAGTTTAAATGGCTAATACTACTTCGGGAACTACAACGTTCGACAAAACTTTTTCTATTGATGAAATTATAGAAGAATCTTTTGAACGTATTGGATTAAATTCAGTAGCTGGTTATCAAATGAAATCAGCTAGAAGATCTCTTAATATCTTATTTCAAGAATGGGGTAATAGAGGTATTCACTATTGGGAAATAGGTAGTACAAGTTTAGATTTAATCGAAGGACAAGCTGAGTATAAATTTTATAGAGCTGCTGCAGATGGTACAAGTGCCACTTCAAATCCAAACGGTATTTATGGAATATCCGATGTCCTTGAAGCACAATTAAGAGCTAATAGAACACAAACAACTCAATCTGATTCACCTATGACTAAAGTTGATAGATCAGCTTATGCAGGTTTTTCAAATAAACTTTCTAAAGGTACACCTAATCAATATTGGGTCCAAAGATTTATTGATTATACTAGTATTAGTATTTACCCTACACCTGATTCAACTAATGCATCTAAAGATATGCATTTTTATTACATAAAAAGAATTCAAGATGTTGGAGACTATACAAATGCAACAGATATTCCATTTAGATTTATTCCTTGTATGACTTCAGGTTTAGCTTTTTATTTAGCACAAAAATATGCACCACAATTAGTACAACAAATGAAATTATATTATGAAGATGAATTATCAAGAGCACTTGCAGAAGATGGTTCAGCTTCGAGTACATTTATTACACCTAAAGCTTATTACCCAGGAACTTAATGTCTAAGTACGCAACAGGAAAACATTCAAAAGCTATTTCAGATAGATCAGGACTTGAATTTCCATATAGAGAAATGGTTAGAGAATGGAACGGTTCTTTTGTTCATTATACAGAGTATGAACCTAAACAACCACAATTAGAACCAAAACCAACAGGTGGGGACGGTGTTGCATTATTAAATGTAAGACCAGATAGAACAGAGCCTATTACAACTGTAATGATTTCTAATAATGGTTTTGAAACTTATGAAGCAGGGTCTGGTATTATAAATGTTTTTTCCCCTGGACACGGTTTAACAAATGGAACGACTTATTTATTTAGAGGTCCACCAACAATTTCACCTGGTACAGGTACAGAGTCTAATCCTGTTTTTGCTTATGCAACTATTCCTAATTTTGATGGAATAACTGGTGCACAAATAGGACAGGGTTCAGGATATGCTATTACAACAGGAAAGTATAAAAATGATCTAAGAGATACAACAGACTATTCAGTAACTAATTTTTTCTATTTTACAGTTAACTCGGATACTGCTACAACAGGTAATATAAAAGGAGGAGGCTACGGTTGTTCCGTTGGGCCTGTAACGATAAGCGCATGATAAATAAAATTTGGAATTGGATAAAAAATATTTTTAAACCTGAGAGACAAGACCCTCATCTTGAAATTTATGAAGAAACTGCAAAACAAAAAAAGATACGTTCAAAATATAAAGGAGATAGTAAATAATGGCTGGTTTAAGTTATTCAGATTTAGTTACACAAATAAGAAATTATACTGAAACAGATTCAAATGTTTTAACAACCGCTATTTTAGAAAATATAATTTTAAATTCTCAGTACAGAATAATGAGAGATGTTCCTATTGATGCAGATAGAAAACAACAATCAGGTAGTTTAGTAACAGGTCAAGAGTCTATTAATGCTCCAGCAGGAGCTTTATTTATAAGAGGTATTCAAGTTTATGATTCAACATCCTCTATAGCAGGTGCTAATACTTGGTTAGAAAAAAAAGATGTAACTTATTTACAAGAATATGTATCATCAACAGAATCTGCAAAAAGAGGTAAACCTAAATACTATTCTATGTATGGAGGAGCAACAGGTAATACAGATACTACATCTGGAAGAATGTTTCTTGCCCCGGTCCCTGATTCAACATACAAATTCAGAGTGCATTATAACAAAATGCCAGCTACTTTAGAGTCTGGTAATGCTACTAACTATATTAGCTTAAACTTTCCAAATGGTTTATTATATTGTTGCTTATCAGAGACTTATGGTTTTTTAAAAGGTCCAATAGATATGTTGACACTATATGAAAATAAGTATAAACAAGAGGTACAGAAGTTTGCTAATGAGCAAGTTGGTAGAAGACGAAGAGATGACTACACAGATGGTGCTGTTCGTATACCAGTAAAATCAGCAAACCCGTAGGAGAATAAATTATGGCAATATCATCAGCAATTTGTACAAGTTTCAAACAAGAAATCTTAGTAGGTACTCACAATTTTACAGCAACAAGTGGAAACACTTTTAAAATAGCTTTATATACAAGTTCAGCATCACTAGGTGCAAGTACAACAGCTTATAGTGCAACAAATGAAATTACAAATGCATCAGGAACTGCTTATACTGCAGGCGGTGCAACTCTTACAAGTGTAACTCCTACAACTTCAGGAACTACAGCGATATGTGATTTTGCAGATGTTAGTTATACTTCAGCATCTTTTACAGCGAATGGTGCTTTAATTTATAATGACACAAATTCTGATAAAGCTTGTGCAGTTATCGCTTTTGGTAGTGATAAAACTGTAACTAGTGGAACTTTCACTATTCAATTTCCAACAGCAGACGCAAGTAACGCAATCATTCGTATAGCGTAAGGAGGAAGTCCTTATGGCTACATCAATTTGGGGCGGAGATGATCCCTCAGTAGCATGGAATGAAAATTCATGGCAATCTAATCTTGCAACAGTTATATTAACAGGAGTTTCAACAACAACATCAGTCGGATCTATAGATGCTTTTAATACAGCAGGATGGGGATCGGATGCTTGGGGTGAAGATGGTTGGGATGGAACTTTTACAGTAGTTTTAACAAGTGCAGGTGTTGCAACAACAGCTGTTGGTTCTGTAGAAGTAGATGCAGAAATAGGTTCTGGTTGGGGCCGAGGTGAATGGAACAACAACGAAGGTTGGGGTATTCAAGGAACTGTAATACTTGAAAGTTTATCTGCAACTGTATCTTTAGGTTCTGTAACAACTGCTGATGTAATGGGACTAACAGGAGTTTCTGCAACAGCTAGTATTGGATCAGTTACAATGATCGGTAACGTAGTTGTGACTCCAACAGGAATTTCTGCAACAACAAATTTAGGATCAGTTACTGTTGCTGATGTAATGGGACTAACAGGAGTTTCTGCAACAGTAAGTGTAGGATCTATTTCTCCTGCAGATGTTATGGGAGTATCTACAGCAGGAGTTGGAACAACAGCTATTGGAGATGTTGGTGTTACTTCAAACCCTACTATTTTACCAACAGGAGTTTCTGCAACAGTAAGTGTAGGATCTATTTCTCCTGCAGATGTTATGGGATTAACAGGAGTTTCTGCAACAGCTTCAGTAGGAAGTTTAAGTCCTCCTGTTGTAATGGGGTTAACAGGAATTTCTGCAACAATAAGTGTCGGAGACTTATTTATTCAGGCATATCAAGATGTTGACACAGGTTCAAATACATCGTATACAAGTGTTGCAACAGGATCAAATACAAGTTATAGTGACGTTGCATAATTAGGAGATTACATGGCATCAACATACACACCTTTAGGAGTTGAACTACAAGCAACCGGAGAAAATGCCGGAACTTGGGGAACAAAAACTAACACTAATTTACAAGTTTTCGAACAAATTTCAGGGGGATACTCTGCACAATCAATAGCAGGTGGAGCACAAACAACTGAATTAACAGTTTCTGATGGATCAACTGGTGCTGTTTTAGCTCACAGAATGGTTGAGTTCACTGGTACAATTACAGGAAATCAAATTGTTACAATTCCATTAGATGTACAAAACTTTTATTTTTTAAGAAATACAACATCAGGTGCATACACAGTACAATTTAAATATGCTTCTGGTTCAGGAGATTCATTTACTTTTTCAGCAACAGACAAAGGTGATCAAATTGTTTTCGCAACAGCAAACGATGGAACTAATCCTGATATAGATACACTATCAATTGGAACTGGTATATCAAGTGTAGCTGCAGATACATCACCACAATTAGGTGGAAACTTAGATGTTAATGGAAACGATATTGTTTCAACTTCAAATGCAGATATTGATATTATACCAAATGGAACTGGTGATGTTGTTCTTTCAGCAGATACAGTAAAAGTTGGAGATAGTGGTGCAGCCGCTACTCTTACATCAAATGGAGCAGGAGCATTAACTGTTACTACTGGAGGCGCCGCAGATCTAGTTTTAAATACAAATAGCGGAACAAACTCTGGAACTGTTACTATTACAGATGCTGCTAATGGAGATATTACTGTAGCACCAAATGGTACAGGTAGAGCAAAAGTAACTAATGCAACATCAAGTTCAACACAAACTGTAACTACGGATGGAAAAGGACTTGTCTTCTCCATGGTTTTCGGGTATTAATATCAAAGGAGAATAAAAAATGGCAACACCAAATTTAGTAAATATAGCAACGATCACACCTAAGAATGCTATGGGTAGTTTAGGGGATACTAACAGAACTACTATGATCGATGTTCCTGCAGAAACTGCAGTAAGAATAGACACAATATTATTAGCAAACATTGACGGAGCTAATGCTGCAGACGTAACAGTAGAAATTAGTGATGACAATGGTGTAACTTATTATAAAATCGCAAGTACAATTTCTGTACCTGCAGATTCAACATTAGATTTAATTAGCAGACCTATCTATTTAGATGAAACAGATCTTATAGCTGTAACAGCTGGTGCTGCCAGTGACATAGCTTTTCATGTTTCTTATGTAGAAATGGTAGACTAATAGGAGGATAATTTAAATGCCAAAAATAATTAAGCCAGTAGGAAAAAGTAGTTTTACATCAGCAACAATTTCTGTTGATGGTGATGGTAGAATTTTTTCTGCAGCTTCAGGATCAGCAGGTGCACAAGGTTATCAACCAAAAGAATTAAAATATGGTTCTCACAGTTACAGCTATTCAGCAATAGACCAAAACGCTACAAAAGCAGCAGGGTTAATTTCTGGTGGTGGTGGCGGAGGAGGAAACTCAAACCAAAACGCAACAGGAAGACCAGGCGGTCACGGATTTTTTGGTGTATGGGCAGTAGACGTTGCTCCAGGAGTTTTAAATGGAACAGCGATTCAAATTGGTGCTGGCGGTACTGGTGCAACTAATCCAAGTCAAGGGCAAGCCGGTGGAACAACTAATTTTGGTAATATAATAAATGCAGGAGGTGGTACTGGTGGAGCTAGTCCTCACAGTCCCGATCAACCAAGACCTGCTGCTGGAAGTACAAATACACCTAATGTATTTAATTATAGCACATCAGATTTTGCTAACACAACTAACATTGCACCTCCCTCACCTGGATCAGGTGGTACAGGACCGGGTACAAGTAATGGACCTCAAGCACCTTTAACTCGATTTACCTTAGGCGGTAGAGGTGGTGGTGGAGCTTCAAGTAATGGAAATGGCGGGGATGGATACATATACATTTTCGAACAGGTAACATAGGATAAAAGATGCCAAATATATATTTTAGAGGAAATACAAATGAAATTTGGAGAATATCAAAAGATGATTCTGATGGAGAATCAATCGTAGCCAACTCTGGAGAGACGTTAGTTAAAAAAAATTTTTCACAATCTGATTTTGATTTAATAGTTGCACAAACAAAAAGATTTGATGAAAGTCTAACTCAAGACAATATTGTTCTTGTAGATACAGAACAACCAACTAGATCTATACTTGAATTTAAACAAGATTTTGAAAACGAAATAAATGCTTTTGATAAATTTTTAGAAGGTACTAAAACCTCAACTATGAGAGATAGACTTGCAGCTTATAGAGCACGTTTAAGTGCAGCTTTGAGCCATGCAATGTTATCAGAAAATGAAACTTTTTCAGTACATTGTTCAAAATACACCTCTGATTTAAATCCTGGAGAAGAAGTATTTCATATGTTGCAAGTTTGTGATTAAATGATATATTAATATCTTTATGAAAGATATTCAATTTGTTGCTCCCGACATTTATCTAAAAAATTTTGAAGACAGACCTCAACTCTCTAATAATTTTTTACCTGATTGGTATAAAAAACTTAAACATCACCCTAACAGAACCACTATAAAAGGATGTAAACCTTTTGCAGATTCAATGACCACTGGGTATATGCTAACTACACCTCAAGAGTTTTATCTTGAAATAACTGAAGTAGAGAAAGGTAAATTAGAAATATATGTAAAATCTTCTTTTGAAGATTTTTCTAATGACCCAAGGTTTAGTGAAATAAATATAAACGCTAATATGGGACGTCAGATACACCCTCCTCGTCAATTTGAAGGTTCACCACAATTAAAAAAAAATTTTAATTTCCCTGGTATGAAATTTCATAACCCTTGGAAAATATATACTCCTTCTGGCTATTCTTGTTTATTTACTCCACCTATAAATAGAGTTGATGATAGGTTTGAAATCATTAGTGGTATAGTAGATACGGATGCTTATAAAGAATATATTAACTTTCCTTTTATTTTAAAAAAAGACTATCTTTTAAAACAAGTTAAAAACGGAAAGTATTTTTCTATTATTAAAAAAGGAACTCCATATTGTCAAATTATTCCTTTTAAAAGAGAGAGTTGGAAAATGAAAATAGAAGAAGGAGAACCTACTGTTTCTAGTAGTCTTCTTACAGAAAAATTTAATTATTATAGTAATAAAATCTGGAACCGAAAAAGTTATAAATAATTATTCTTTAGTTAAATCAATTTTAGTGTTTTCGTCACTTAATCTGTTCTGATATTTTTCAGGAAGGTTCGTATTAAATGTAATAATTGTGTGTACAAAAGAGTCAATAAAACTTTTTGATGTATCAAAATTTAAAAAAACTTCTCCTTTAAAAAATATTTTAAGTCTTTCTTTCCAAGAAAAATCAAATTTAATATTACCTGGTTTTAGTTGTCTAATTTGCATACCTTGTTATATACTATATCTTTAAATTGTTCAATCTATCGTACATTCCAACTTCTCCTCTAAACCATGTGTTAAAAGATAAAGTAGTTCTTACTTTTTTACTTGGATTGGCAAGTACATCATGAGATAATTGAGAAGGAAAAATAATTAAATTACCTTGCTCTGCTTTTACAGTTAGTATTTCTTCTAAATAACAAGTTTCTTTTTCTTTTTCAAAAACAACTTGTTGCATGTCTTTGTTTGGACTATGAAAACGAGTTTCAGTATGCTCTCCGGTTATATAATATACTCCGCTATAAATACTATTAGGGTGTCGATGTAAGTGATGTCCTTCTCCAGGTTTACTCATTGTAAGCCACGATTGAGTTATATATAGTTCTATTCTTTTATCGTAACCTATTATATTGTGATGAAAGTTTTTTACATTATCTAATATAAACTTTTTTAGATTTTTTAAATTTTCTTGCTCTAGCCACATTTTATTTTTACTTGTATGATTTAATAAATTTTCAAGCGCTGCTACATTTTTAAAAGATTCTTTTTCATTATCATCCATTACGTATTTATCATCTGCTAAATATACAGGTTGTGAAAATAATTCTAATACTTTTGCCATAATTAAAAACCCCAAGTTACAAATGAATAACGTGTTCCTTCTCTAATATTATTTACTCTATGAGGATATAAAAAATTACTTGGAAATAATAAAATATCTCCTTGTTTTAATTCTACTTTATATTCTTTGTTAAACATAAACTCTCCCCCTTTATAGTCATCATTTAACAATCCTACAACAGAAATAATTGGAATACCTTTATGCACTCCATCAAATATAGAATGAATATGATCAATATGACTATTCATATTAGTGCCTGTTACATACTTATTAAATCTTATTTCACTAAAAGATTTAATCCAAGAATAGTCCCCAACGTGTTTTTTTCTATATTCCCTGCAACATTCAATAACTAATTTTTGTAAAGGAACTCCTTCTTCTTTTGCGGACATAACTTCTAACTCTTCTTTATCTCTAGAACCTACTTCTTTTCCCGTTGTATCTGACCACGTGTGGGCTGACCATTCTCTTTGATTTAGTGAGCATATTAAATTATTACAAAAATCTTTATCCAAAACATTTTGGACTTCTATGTAATCATAAATTTGTTTCATATTGATTCCTTAATAACTTGGTCATGATCTATATATTCTTTTGAAAAACTAAACAACTCTTCGTGTTCCATTTCTGCAAAACTTTTTAAAACAGGAGAGGCGTTTAATTCTTTTTTAATATTCTCTGTATTAAACAAACCTAAAGCATGAAATAAAATTACCCAATTAGGAGCTTTAAACATATGCCAGCCCATATTAAAATCAGTATTTCTAATCATTCTTATTTTTGCAATTTCCATTAGTTCTTGTACACCCTCCATTATGGGCAAGTTTTGCACATCTTTCCAAAATTCAGTATCTTGTCTTTTTGTAAGATAATGTGCGTGTACAAATTCCATTAGATTTTCATATAAATATTCAGTGTGTTTATTAAAAGATTTTTTGTCTAAAGAAGGCAAAAATTGATTTAAACAAAAAGCTTGCTGTATAGTGCTTCCAATTGAAGTCGCTTCTAAAGGTTCAACAAATCCAGCGGACACTCCTATTGCTACAACATTTTTATACCAAAATGTTTTTACTCTACCTGCTTGAAATTTAAATGATTTTGCTATTTTTATCTTGTCACCATATAATTTTTGTATTTCTTCTAGTGCTTTATCCTCTGTTATATGACTTGAACTATAAACATATCCATTACCTAATCTATCTTGAGTAGGTGTTTTCCAATGCCAACCACTATTCATGGTTCTTGACAGAGTCCAAGCATTTCGTTTTTCTTCTTTTGGAGAAGGAAAAGCAAATGCACTATCTACAGGTAAATATTTTTGATAAGAAATATAAGGGACCTTTAAATGTTTTTTTAATAAGAATCCAAAAAACCCACTACAATCAATAAATAAATCAGCGTCATAATTTTGTTTCTGTCCTACTAAATGTTTTATCTCACCTAAATCGTTTTTAATAGCATCTTTAATATCATCTTCAATAATGTTTATATTTTTCTCTATACATACTTTATTTAAAAAAGTATTTAATTTAAAAGTATCAAAATGAAATTGAAGAACTAAATTACTATAATCTTGTTTTATGAATTTATTATCATAAAAATTTTGATAACACATATATTTTGCATTAATGTTTCTGGCTATTAAATTTGCATACAGATATAGGTAATCTCCAGCTTCTTTACTAAAATCTCCATTAACAGAATGAAGGAAAGGTTCTTTGGTCCAACCTTCAAACATAACACCTGATTTTAATGTAGCTCCAGTTTCTTTAAGTAAGTCTTTAAATTTAATCCCTACATAATTTGTAAACTCAGACCAATGTTCTGTGGACCCTTCTCCAACTCCTATGATACCTATTTTATCAGATTTAATAATATTTATATTATAATTAGGAAATTTTGTTTTTAAAATTAAAGCCGTTACTAACCCTGAAGTTCCAGCTCCTAAGATATTTATCTTCATACTTTTTTACTAAAGTCTAGATTATCCCATTTTTTTATTTGATCCATATTAAAAGCTAAACTGTATCTTTTATCTAAATCAGAACGGTTTACAAAATGTAGGAGGATAGGGTCAAATAAAATATATCTACCTTTGATTGGATTAATTACTTTTTTTATTTCTTCAAAACTTGTTCCTGGGCCACCGGTTGTAAGATATAATAGTCCACAAAAAGCAGAAGTTTGTATATGAGCATGATTATGTGTTGAATCTCCTTTATTCATTAACACTCCCCATGAATTTTCAATAATAAAAGAATGCTTATAAATCTTTTTAATATCTGATTGAATCGATTTTAAAAAAAGGTGGAAGTCAGGATCTCCATTAAACCTTTTAAAAGAAGTCATATGTGGGACATTTGTTTTAAAACTTAATGTTGGATCAATATTGTATTTTATTTTTTCTATTAAACGATCACATAATTCCATATCTGTTATGTCACCAGAAACAATCTTGACTGTTTTTTCTATTTTAAATTCTAAATCTTGCATTATACGTAGTTAATATTAATATTTAAACGCAAGTGTTTATCGGTACACGTTGTGCTTTGATGTAGTTTGCTAGTATCAAAAAATACGGCCCTATTTTCAATACTTTCAATCTTAGTTCCGTCTTCTAGAATAGTATATCCATTGTTATTATTAATATGAAATATTAATCCTTTATGAGGAAAAGGATAATCTTGATGTTTTGCATGAGTATATTGAGTTTCAGTAGATGGATAACAATTTACTTTTGCTCTAATTATAGATGTGTGATCGATTCTAGTCATAATAGGTGTCAATAGCTTTTCAAAAAAATTACTTCGTATAGTATTTTCAAAATATAAAAAATGAACAAAATGATAGAGATCATCCTTTTTTAAAGATCCATTGCCTTTTTTATAAAAATAAGACAGCTCAAAGGTTATGATTTTTTGTACTTCTTTAAAAATATCCAGAGGAAGGAAATTTTCGACTATTTTATATTTATTGACCGCAGTAGCTTTCTTCATTATAATGAGGAATATTAACATAAAAAAGACTATCATGCTACAAAAAATTGGATTCCAACCAGGCATCAATAAACAAATATCAGAAACTACTGCTGAAGGACAATGGGTAGATTGTGATAATGTACGTTTTAGATATGGCACACCTGAAAAAATAGGTGGATGGAAACAGTTAGGAACAGATGATCTAACTGGAGCAGCCAGAGGACTACATCATTTTGTAAACAGCTTAGGTAGAAAGTACGCAATCATAGGTACAAACAGTATTTTATATGCATATTCAGGTGGAGTATTCTACGACATACACCCCATAGATACTACAACTACTCTTAGTAATGCTTTCAGCACAACTAATGGATCTCCCACTGTTACTATAACTTTTCCTTCTGCACATAATATGACAGATAATGATATTATTCTTTTAGATAATTTTACAACAATAACTAATTCTAATTTTAGTGCATCAGATTTTGACGATAAAAAATTTATGGTAACATCGGTGCCTTCTACAACAACTATAACAATTACAATGCCATCAAATGAAACAGGTAGTGGTGCAACCACATCTGGAGGTATTAGAATTCAACATTATTATACAGTAGGTCCATCTGTTCAAGGAAAAGGTTTTGGTTTTGGTTTAGGTTCTTGGAGTGGTCCTGCTGCAGGAGCAGTAACAACAACTTTAGATGGAGCAATCAACGCTGCAGTAACTAGTATTACACTATCAGATGCTTCACAGTTTCCAGACAGTGGAACTAATTTTATTATAATAGGTTCAGAAGAAATTTCATACACAGGAGTTAGTAGTAATACTTTAACAGGGTGTACTAGAGGTGTAGCAGGAACAACAGCAGCATCTCACAGTGATGGAGATACAGTTACAAACTCAACTGACTATGTTGCATGGGGAGAAGCAGCGTCAGGAGATTTAATTGTTGAACCGGGTATGTGGTCATTAGATAACTTTGGAGACAAAGCTATTTGTTTAATTCACAACAACGCTTGTTTTGAATGGGACTCTTCTTCATCAAATGCAACAGCAACTAGAGCTACAATTATATCAGGTGCACCAACATCTTCACGTCATATGTTAGTATCTACTCCTGATAGACACTTAGTATTTTTTGGAACAGAAACAACTATTGGTGATCCATTAACACAAGATGAAATGTTTATTAGATTCTCGGACCAAGAGGATATTAATACTTATACACCTACAGCAACCAATACAGCTGGTACACAGAGACTGGCCGACGGATCACGGATCATGGGAGCTATTAGAGGTAGAGATGCAATTTATGTTTGGACTGATACTGCATTGTTCACTCAACGTTTTGTTGGTCAACCATTTACTTTTGCCTTTGCACAAGTTGGGACCAACTGTGGACTTGTAGGACAGAATGCTTGTGTTGAAGTTGATGGTGCTGCGTACTGGATGTCAGAAAATGGTTTCTTTAGATTTGCTGGTAGACTAGAGTCTTTACCTTGTTTAGTAGAGGACTATGTTTATGATGATATAAATATAGAGTCAGGTAATCAAATGATATCTGCTGGATTAAATAATTTGTTTGGTGAAGTAATATGGTTTTACCCAACGTCTTCCTCAGCTGTTGTAAATAGAATGGTTTCATATAATTATTTTGATTCTTCTCCTCAAAGACCTGTATGGGCAAATGGATCTTTATCTAGAACTATGTGGAAAGACTCAGCAGTTTTTGGTAGTCCACATGCAACAGAATACGATGCAGGCACTGATAGTTCTTTTGATGTAGTTGGAAACACAGAAGGTATGACAACTTATTATGAACACGAAATTGGAACTGATCAAAATAAAAACGGAGTAATCACTGCAGTTACTGCAAACATTTCGTCAGGAGATTTTGATATAACACAAGCAAGATCTGCTCAAGGAACTCAAACAGGTATTGCAACTTTTAAAGGAGATGGTGAATATTTAATGAAAATAAGAAGATTTGTACCTGACTTCATATCACAAACAGGAACTACTAGAGTTACATTACAATTAAAAAACTATCCTAATGATTCACAAACTGGTTCACCACTTGGACCTTTTGATATAACAACCTCTACTACAAAAGTAGACACACGTGCAAGAGCAAGATCAATTGCTATGAAAATAGAAAACACAGCAGCTAGTCAAAGTTGGAAACTAGGTACTTTTAGATTAGATACACAACCGGATGGTAGAAGATAATGGCAAAAATTGTACAAGTAATTACAAGACCTGAACGAGATTATACTATAGAAACAGCAGAAGCTCAAGTAAGAGATCTTGATGCAATTGTAGAAAAACTAAACTCAACGTTTCAAGCAGACTTAAAAGATGAGATTGATGCGTTTAACTTTTTTGTAAACTAATATGGCAAATCAATATAAATTTATAGGTATAGATAATAGTACAACAGGTGGAGCACTTACACCATTAGGATCTGGTAATCCTTTAGTAAGTGAAACATATGTTATTAAATCTATACTTGTTACATCAGCAGGTACACCTACAGTCACAATTACAAACAACAGTATTACAGCTTTAAAATCTGCAGCTTTAACTGCAAACGTTACAACAGAATTATTAACTCAACCGCTAATAGTAGAAGGTGGTAAGTCTTTTACAGTGTTATCAAGCACATCAGATTCCTTTGATGTAGCTATTAGCTATCTAAACATTAAGAAAGAGGTAACAACATAATGCTAGAACTACGACCAGATACGATAATAGAAAAAATAACTAACAAAAAAACAGGCGAAGAATACAAGAATGACAAGGAATGGAGAGATAAAGGTATATCTCCAGAAGATATTAGAAGAGATGTAACTCTTTTAATGCCTAGTCTTGATATTTTCGGAAAAACAAAATAGAATAGTAAAATGGCCATAACAAACGCACAGCAATACAAACAATTACTAGCACAAGGTGGACGTATAGGACTCAAAGGTGGAGCGGATGCTTCTACATTTAATTCAAAAAGAGAGAAACGAATTACACCAAACGTTACTGCTGGTGGCGCTAGTTTCAACAAAATGGAACCAGGTCCTACTAAAAAACAGCGAAGAGATGAAGCTATAAAGATGCAAGGTGGTAACGCCGATATAAATAAATTTATAGCAACAAGAAACTATCCTAAAATGAAATTGGGAGTATTTGATATACTTACTGATGGCAAAGCTACTAAAAAATTTGTAGATTTTTCTTCAGCAATAAACAGACCTTATTTTATTAACGAAGTAATTAGAGCAGGTAGAATCCCTGGTTTAAATTATGGAACTCTTGCTGATATGTCTCAAGACGAATTAGAAGAACACTATAAAGAATATAATAGAGCTAGATTAAGTAATGAAATAGATGCTTACGGTAATCCTATAATGGGTGGGGATGGAATGTATAGTGATGGTGCTGTTCTTCCTAAAGAAGGTATCCTGACTGCTGATGCAGCGGATGCTATAGACCCAATAGAAGATGAAGATCAAATTAATTACAGACTCTTAGCTGATGGTGGTAGAGCTGCGTTTGCAGATGGTTCTACGTATGACGAAGCTGGATTAAATGAAGTCAAGTCTACTAAACAAGACAGAATGATAATAGGAGGACAAGGAGATGACGAACCAAAAGGTTTTATAAAACCAAAAGGTCCACCTATGGGACAAGGTAGCGACAAAATTAGAAATAACCCAAATTTATTTGGAAATATGAGACTAGCTAATAATAATCTTTTTGATAAAAAAATGTTAGAGCAGTTAGGATTAATAAATGATGAAAATGAGGATATGAAAGTGGCAGGACTTAACCAAGAGCAAGTTGATTACTTAAATCAAGTAGGTAATAAAGTTATAAACGTATCTCCTGAAGGAGGAAGTCTTTTTACTTATGACAGTCCAACAAATATAAAAAAACAAATAGAAAAATTAAATCCAGAATCAGATAGTTTATGGTTTACAGGTTTTAGTTTTGACCCAGATAAAATTGTAGAGGGAGATAAAGGCACATATGCCACTGATCAAGATGTAAAAAACTATATGAAAAGTAATTTTCCAAAATTAACAACAGATGGTAGAAAAATAGGATTAGCAGAAGGTGGCATGCCTTACGAAGGTGGGATCATGGATCTTGAAACATCAAGACAACAATATGGTCTAGGTAAACTTGTTAGAAAAATTACACGTGGTGTTAAGAAGATAGCTAAGTCTCCAATAGGTAAAGCTGCATTAGCTTTTGGTGCATATAAATTGGGTGGTGCATTTTTAAAAAATAAAGGAATTATGGGTTCAATATTTGGTCAAGCAGGATCAAGAGTTGGACAATCTTTTGTCCCTTTCAAAGAAGGGTTTCTTCCTTCATTAGGTTTAACAAAAGGTGGTGGGTCTATGATGCCAACAGCTTTAGGTGGCATAGGTTTAACATCATTAGCATCATATTTCATGACACCTGAAGAAGAGGATAATGATGAAATATTATATGCTGGAGCAGACCTAAGTGCTAGTCCTAAATATATTATGGCAAATAATCGTGATTTTACTAATACAAGACTTTTAGCTGAAGGTGGATCTACAGAAGAAAAAGAACCGGTAGCTAAAAAGACTATGCCTCTATTAGATATGGATGGTCAAGAAATGGATTTAAGAGCTGAAGGTGGATTTGTACCATTAGGTAGAATGGAAAAAGCAGATGACGTACCTGCAAGACTATCTAAGAATGAATTTGTATTTACGGCTGAGGCTGTAAGAAATGCAGGTGAAGGAGATGTAGACAAAGGCGCAGAAGTTATGTATAACATGATGAAGAACTTAGAATCCGGAGGTGAAGTTTCAGAAGAATCTCAAGGGTTGGAAGGCGCTAGAGAAATGTTTCAAACATCACAAAGATTAGAGGAAGTAATATAATGGCCGTAACAGAACAAGTATCAAGACCAGCACCTTTTGTAGAAAAACTAGGAACTAACTTAGCAGAAAATGTATTAGCCCAACAAGGTGTACCCATTGTATCATCAGGTATTGCAGGCTTAACACAATTTGCTGGTGAAGATCCAGCAGCTTTTGCAGCAAGACAAAAAGCTGGACAAGCTTTTGATATTAGAAAACAAAATTTAGCAGGCCTTGCACCACAAGTTGCAGGTCAAGATGCATTACAAGGAACGGCACAAACATTAGCACAACAAAATGCAGGAATAGATCCAACTACTGGACAAAAAACTGGACTAGCTTCTTTTGAACCATTTTTACAAACAGCAGGTCAACAAGCACAAGTTGCTGCTGGATTAGGAACACAGGCTCTTGGACAATTACAAACAGCAGGATCTACTTTTGGTGCAATACCAACAGGTCCAATGACAACTGCACAAACACAACAATATATGTCACCATATCAATCACAAGTGATTGATGCATCACTTGCAGAATTTGATCGTAATAAACAAATACAAGAACAACAGATCAAAGATCAACAAACCGCTTTGGGTGCGCTCGGCAGTGGTCGAGCGGGAGTGCAACTCGCTGAGTTTGGCACAGGGGCAGCGAGAGAACGAGCTTTATTACAAGCTGGTCTCTTACAGCAAGGTTTTGGACAAGCTCAAGCTGCAAGACAGCAAGACATCCAAAACAGGTTTAACTTAGGACAAGCACAACAAGGTATCGCTGGAGCAACTCAAAATTTAGGTGCATTCCAATCAGGACTTGCTGGTCAACAAGCAGGACTTGGAGCACAAACTCAATCATTACAAGGAACAGATATTTCACGTTTAGGTCAGTTGGGCGCACTGAACCAAGCGCAAACACAAGCAGGACTTGATGCAACTAGAGAAGCTACAAGACAAGCAGCATTTCAACCACAAGAACAATTAGATAGATACACTAATCAAGTAACAGGAATTATGGGTGGTTATCCAGGTCAAACAGTTTCAACTAATGTACCTAACCCTACACCATTACAAACTGCACTAGGTGTTGGTACAACACTTGCTGGTGTATACGGTGGATTAACAGGTAAATTAACAGGAAACTTTAATTTTAATAAACAATCAAGTGTTTAATTATGAATAGAACTTTAAAAAGACCAATGTTTAGAATGGGTGGATCAACAGGAACTGGTATTACATCAGGACTAGATCAACCAAGAAAACAATACAATCAAGGATCTAATCCTTATAACATGGGAAACTTTGCTCCTGGAACAGGTGCAGGTTTCTTAACTCAATTTGGTTTAGATCTAGTATCAAGACCACCACAAGGAAACATATTTCAAACGATGGCAACATCAGCTAAACAACCTTTTCAAGATTTTCAAGCAGCACAATTTGCAAAAGGTCAAAAAATGGGTGAAAGAGATTTTTTAAGAAGTGAAAGATTAGAAGGTCAAGAATTTGATAAGTCACAACTAGCAGCTAAATTATCTTCTGATGAAAAAATTGCAGGTATGAGAACTAATAAAGATGATGTTTTATATAACGTATCTTTAGAATCATTTTTAGAAAACCTACCTCCAATGGTAGCTGAAAGAGCAGCAAAATTTAACACTGAAATGGCAGATGTTTTAAGAGAATCTGTAGGTGGTCAAAAATATGGTGGAGTATTAGAAATTGATATTAGAGATCCTGAACAAGGAAAAATTATAAAAAAACAAAAAAACAGATTTGACAACAAAATCTTTTACGATCCATATGAAGACAACTACAAATACATAGTAGTAAAAAATGGTGTAATTTCTTTTGATGAATTTTCAACAATACCAGAAATTAAATTCCCAGACTTTACAGCTTCACAACCAGAGAAAATAGATAGATCAGTACCAGAGTTTGGTTTAACATCGGATCAACCATAGGTCTATAAATGGCTCTACAACCATTATACCCGGCAGAAGAAAATAACGAAGTATCATGGTATACTTCTGGACTTGCAGGTATTGCATCCGGTGGTATTAAAGTTGTTGAAGGAGCATTCTCATTAGGCGCTGAATTAATTGATTTAGGTTTTGATACTAACTCTGCTGCACAAGTAGAAATGTTTTTTGATAAACTAAATCCACTAGAAGAATACGCAGAACAAAGTGGTATAGGTAAACTGACACAAGCTTTAGTTCAAATAGGTGTGCCAGGTACAGCAGGTTTTAAACTAGGAAGTAAGTTAGCCAAGAAATATTTTGATTCAAAAAAAGCTGGACTATTGGTTAGTGCCGGTTCTAAAAATATAACTAAACAAAAACAAATAGCAGATAGATTAAATAAACAAACAGGCTACGCTAGATTTGGTGTAGGTGCTGTAGGTGGAGCTGCGGGTGAAGCATTTGTAGCAGACGTTGAAGAGATAGGATCTTTCGGAGATATGTTTGATAGAGGACCTACTCAACTAGATGTATTCGCTTTAGATGGTGGAAGAGAAGACGCTACTAGAAAACTAATGAATAGATTAAAGTTTGGTAGTGAGTCTTTATTACTTACTCCATTTGTAGCGGGTGTTGGTAAAGGAGCCAAGGCTCTTGCAACACGGGGCAAGGACCTTGCATATAGTAATTATAAACTAGAAAGATACTTAGGTAAGTTTGCACAAGCATTCACACCTGAAGGAGCAATGACAAAAGAAGTTTTTGGTTCTCAAAAAGTAATGGAAGGTTTTAGATCTGCAGACGTAAATAGAGCAACAGAACTTATAAGAAAATTAGATACTAATCTAAGTAAAGCATTTCCACAAATGCAATCAATATTAGATAGATCACTAACTAAAAAAGAAAAAGATGAATTTCTTAAAGAAATAAATGAGTTAATGTTTGATGGAGATTTAACTAAATTAGTAGATGGTAAAAGATCAGATGCATTTGTTAAAGTTTTAAAAGACAAAGGTGTAGATCAAAAAGTAATTGATTCAATTACAGGGACGGTTGATGAAGCTAGAAGCACAATAGGAAATTTAATTAAAACTACAAATAACTATAACTCAAAAGAATTAAAAGATATTTTACAAGACAGGATAAAAGGCTTAACTGAAAACACTTATAAAATTTTTGAAACTACACCTGTGTTAGGTGTATTTGGTAGATACAGACCTACTGATGATTCTATGGTAGAAGCTATAGATTTTTTTAGACAACAAATTGCAGGCACTAACAAAGACAAAACATTTAAATTAGATAGTGATACTTACTACGAAGAAGCTAAAAATATTGTAGAGCGAATAATAGAAGATGGTATCAAAGCTAAGAAGACTGGTAGAGGTTTAGCAGATCCAAATTATGTATCTAAAACTTTAACAGATTTACCTGGAGGAAAATTTGTAGATGAAATTATAGAAAGAACAGGTGCACCACCACCAGTTATTAAAAAACTATTGGGTGAAATGAAAGACCCAAGATATTCTATGTTTAATGCAATCACAGAGCTATCCGGTATAGCTAGATCAAGTGCAATGTTTAAAGAAATGTTTGACACCAACGTTGCAGCACAAGCACAAGGAGCTAGAGGTAGTTTTTGGGATTCAATAGAAGCTGCAAAAGCAGCAACAAACAGTCAAGCAAAAATTGTAAGAGTTGACGATGCACTAGCAGGTATGTCAGAGTTTAAAGCAGGGAAAGCAAGCAATCCTTTAGGTGGTATGTTTACTACAGCGGACACAGCAGAAGCGTTAAAACGTATGAATGGTTTAACAGAGGGTGCTTTTACAGCAGCTGTCAGAGGGAGAGAGGGAGCAAATGTAGCAGAAAAAGGTGCAAGTTTTTTATATAGAAATTTATTATTATTTCCAAAAGCTACAGCGCAGTTAGCAAAAACAGTTTTATCTATACCTACTCACTTACGTAACATAATTAGTGCAGGTGCATTCGCCGGTGCTAATGGTATCTTGTTTGAAGGTTTTATGAACCCAAAACTATTGGGTGACTCGTTTAGAAAAGGTTGGCAGATATCTGGGGTTAACCCGTTTAAACCTTCAAGATTTAATGATGAAGGTTTTGAAAAAGCCTATAGAGAATTATTAGAGTTAGGTGTTGTGAATTCACAAGTGCAAATAGGAGATTTAAAAAATCTAATGAGAGATGTAGGTTTCGGTGATAAAATTATGGATCTTGATGCAATTGTAAATCCAATGCTTAACAAACTTAAAAAAGTTCCCGCATACTTACAAGGTAAATATGTTGCAGAAGATGACTTTTGGAAAATTACAAACTACTTTGTAGAATTAAACAGAAGACAAGATGCATTAGTAAAAGATGGTATAAGAAGAGGTGTTAAAGTTGATCCAAACAACGCAGAGTTTTTAGCTAAACTTAAAACAGAAACAGCTGACATTGTTAAGAATACAGTTCCAAATTATAATTATGTAGGAGACTTTGTTAGAACAGCAAGAAACTTACCAATTGGTAACTTTATGTCTTTCCCATCTGAAATGTTAAGAACAACTACAAACATTGGTGGCCAAGCATTAAAAGAAATGAGACACTCTAAACCAACTATTGGAACTAACATAGCACCGTACGTACTTGATGCTGCTACAGGAACAATGGTTAAGAATGATAATCCATTCTATAGAATAGGGGCAACTAGAGCTGCTGGTATGGCTTTTACACTAGGTGCAGTACCTGCAGCATTAGTAGAAGGATCTAAAGCATTATACAATGTATCAAAAGATGAACTGGATGCTTTACGTCAATTCGTTCCTGATTGGTCTAGAAACTCTACACTCATACCAATGAGAGATGAAAAAACTGGTGAATTAAAATATATAGATTTTAGTCATAGTAATGCATACGATGTAGTTGCAAAACCTTTTAGAACTTTACTTAATGAAATAACAGCAGCATCAAAAGATGGCGATACAATTTTAAAAGGATTCATGTCAGGTATAGAAGATGCAAGTACAGAATTAGCTGCACCGTTTTTAGATGAATCTATTTGGACGGAAGCTGCAAGAGATATAACTACTAGAGGTGGTAGAACAAGAGAAGGTAAAGTTTTATACACAGATCAAACTCCTGTTGGAGATGTAGCACAAATTAGATTTAGACATTTAATGGAAGCACTCTTACCTCAATACAAACCTTATATAAGAATAGTACAAGCAGCTACTGGTAAACCAAATAAACTTGGAGAGATTTTAGAATTAGATGATCAGATAGCTGGACTAGCAGGGTTTAGACCTACTAAAGTAGATCCACTTAAAGCTATGGGATTTAAAATATCTCAATACCAAACAGGTATAAGAAATGCTAGAAGAGAATTTACAGGTGGTTACTTTGGATTGTTAAAAGGTGGACCAATTGACCCTAATGATATTATTACAAGATACTATGAATCTAACAAAGCAAGATTTAAAGTGCAAAAAGAAATGTATAAAAATATTGATGCAGCACAAATCTTAGGAACTAATCCAAATGATTTAAGACAAACGTTTCAAGATAGACAACTTACAACAAAAACTTTTAATAATTTAAGAAGAGGAAAGTATGAACCTTATTTTCCATCTGAAGATATAAGAGCTAGATTTAAAGAGATTGCAGACAACTTAGGTTCGTACGATGTGTACAAAGTAGCTGTTCCTTTTTTAAAAGCAATGAGATCACAAATGAAATTTTTAAGTCTTGATGATACTTTTGATATAGATTTAAATGACTTTTCTTTAGATACAGTGGAAACACCTAACTTACCAAATACACCGATGCCTGCAAATATCCAACCAAATGTAAATAATCAGGCGCAAGGAGTGGATCCAAATACTAACTTGACATCAACAGAGATGGCATTACTGTCTCCAGAAGAACAACTAATTAGACAAAGGTTAAGAAGAACATAATGACTAAAAAATCTGCATTACAAAAAATTGAAGACCATGAAAAACTGTGTCGTATTATGCAGAAACAAACTTTTGATCAGATCAAAGAAGTTAAGCAAAGATTAGAACGTATGGAAAAGATGATAATAGGTGGAGCGTTTGGAATTGTAGTTGCTCTTTTATTGAACATGCTTAAATGAAAATTTTAAACGATATTTTACCACAAGAAACTAATTTAAAAATATTAGATTTAGTTACAAAAGAAAATTGGTTTGTATCTAAAGATGATATAAATTTGTCACAATTAGAATCATTAATGTCTTATAACACTGGATTACAAAATGTTACTTATCAAGAAGGTTCTGATTTTGAAAATCAATTTCAAGAATTAAATGAATATGCTCAATTAATATTAGATGAAGTAAGTAAAAAATTAAATATTAAAACAGAGCCTCATAGATTTTTTTGGAATTTATACTTTACTCCAAGTCACTCTGAGAATCACAGAGATTGGCCTGTTGCAGATAAATGTCAAACAATAATTTATAATCTACATACAACGGATGGTGGAACAGAGATAGATGGTAAAACTTTTAAAGACAAAATGGGTCAAGCAAAAATTTTTGAAAGCAATTTATTACACAAAGGTATTTCTTGCAAAGAAGACAAAGTAAGATTAAACTTAAACATTATTTTTAAAATAAAATGAAACTATCTCGTAATTTTAGCTTGCAAGAGCTTATTAAATCAGACACGGCTATACGTAAGGGCATTAATAATGAACCCAATGCTGATCAAATAGATAAATTAAAAGCATTGTGTGAAAATATTTTACAGCCAGTGCGTGATCAATTTGGTAGAGTTAAAGTGACCAGCGGATTCCGTTCTCCTGAGCTGTGCACAGCCATAGGATCAAGTTTAACTAGTCAGCACTCAAAAGCTGAGGCGGTTGATTTCGAATGTATGGGAGTTGACAATGCTGAAGTAGCGGATTGGATAAAACAAAATTTAGAGACAGATCAATTGATACTCGAATACTACACGCCTGGAGAACCTAATTCGGGGTGGATTCACGCAAGTTACATACCTTTTAACCCTAGACATCAATACATGCGGGCTTACCGTGAAGATAAGAAAACTAAATACAAGCCTATTATTGGTAGAGCAGTAGATTTAGTTTAGATCCAATCTCTTAACTCTTCACCCATAACTTCAGATGCAATATTAATTTTATTACGTAAAGCTTTTACAATCTTTTCATCTACAGTATCCTCTGCTATAATATCAACATATGTTACCGTTTTTGTTTGTCCTATTCTGTGCGCTCGGTCTTCTGACTGTAATCTTTTTTCTAAATCGTAACCATTGGAATAATAAATAACAGTATTAGCTTGTGTAAGTGTAATACCATATCCACCTGTCTGTGGTGTACCTATTAAGAATCTACACTTAGGATCATTTTGAAATTTACGAATAAAGTCTTGTCTATCTTCTTGTGGTGTTAAACCATAATAATGAACATAGGAATCTGGACCATAAACTTTAATTATTTTTTGTATAATTTCACCTACACTTAATTGATAGTTAGCCCAGATAATAGCTTTACCATCTGTGTCTTCTAAAATAGACATCAATTCATTAAGTCTATTACTTTCAACTTGTTGTGTGGTTCCATCATCAGCTGTTACATAACCGCAGGTTATTTGATGTAGTCTCATTAGCTGTGTTAATACAGTCATAGTGGTAGTTACTTTACCATTGAGTACAGCAAGAGCTTGTTCTTTCATTTGCTCATAAACTCTTTTTTGATCAGCTGTCAATGTTATATGACGTTTGATAAATACTTTAGGGGGTAAATCTAAACAATCTTCTTTTAATACTCTGTATGAAAATTCTTTTACAATGTCGGATAACTCTCCTAGGTTTTGAAATTTATCTACTACCTGGATAGATCGTCCACGTATATGCATCGTTTTCATTTCAGCATATCTATTTCTAAATGCGTAGTAGGAAGCAAAGTCCAACAACCACGGATCAAGGAACTCACACTGTGTATACAAATCAAGTGGGTTTTTAGTAATAGGAGAACCTGTCATTATTCTTTTATACTTAGCATTTAAACCTATCTTAATAATATTTTTAGTACGTCTAGCAGAAGGTGTTTTAATTGTAGTAGACTCATCAATAGCCATCATAGTTTTATGTGAGTTAATAAATTTAGTTGCAAACTTAACACCTTTGTCTGTACTTAATGCTTCAACATTCATAATTAAAATATGTAATGCAGAGTCTATTTCAAATAATGTATCTAATTTTTCTTGTTGTGTTTTTGTAATATTAGGCTGCCACAATACAGACACATTCTCTATATGATCTGGTAAATGTGTAGGTAGTTCTTGTTCATACCAAGTCTTAACAACACCTTTAGGTGCAATAATTAAAGCACCATCAATCTTGCCTTTGTCATATAACATAGCAACATTGTCTATTAATACTTTTGTTTTGCCTGTACCCATTTCCATAAAATAAGCAAAGTTTTCTTTATTCCAAGACTTTTCTAATGCAGTAATTTGATGTGCATAAGGTTTTGTTTTAAATTTATAATTCATAATTTTTTCTCTTCTTTCTAGTTGACAATCATATAAACATGTTTATATTGTTTGTCAATGTCAGAAAGAAAAGTTTATGTAATACAAGAAATACCAGGAAGCCAAGCAGGTACTCCTAAAATAAATATTATGGGTGCAGCTTCTTATTCTACTTCAGGTAAATTTAATTTTTTATTACCAGAGTTTTCTCAAATGATTTTTTCTCCTGGTCCATTAATTTTTAAATTAAGAAAAGGTTTAAGAAATTATACACCAGAAGATTATTTATTATTAACAGGAGATCCTGCAATCATTGGTGTTGCATGTTCTATTGCGTCTGATATTACAAACGGTAAATACAATGTATTGAAATGGGATAAACAAGAAAGAAAATATTATCCTATTGAAATTAATCTATACGAGAAAGGAGAAATAGATGATTAGAAAACATTATTTAAAAGAAAGATTAAATAAAACAGAAAAATGGATTGAACATTATTTAGAAACAGAAGACCATATACAAATTTCTAGAAATGCTCTTAAACAATCATATAATGAAATTCATTTTTTAATAAGTTGGACAGTAAAAATACTTCACTTACCAACTAAAATTTATGATTTTATTTACACTATAATTTGGTGGAATAGATATCGTAAAGCATGTAAAGAAGTTGAAATTATAAGAAAGGAATTAGAAAGTTATGACAATTAATTTTGAACAAGATCAACAAGATGCAATGAAAAAAACTGAAAACATTCAGTCTCTTGCAGATCAAGTAGAAATGTTAGAGGGCTTGCACAAAAGAATAGAGGCAAGTGAAACTAACATTAAAGATTTAAAAAAAGAATACCAACGTATATCGGGTGAGGTTATTCCCACCATGATGTCCGAGATGGGTTTAGCAGAATTAAAACTACAAGATGGATCACATCTTAAAGTTTCAACGACGTATCGTGCTACTATTACAGAAGCAAATAAAGAGACGGCGTTTAACTGGCTTCGGGACAATGGATTAGGTGATATTATTAAGAACGAGATCTTGGTATCATTTGGTCGTAACGAGGATAACAAGGCAGCAGAATATGCTGATCTTGCGAAGGGTCACGGGTTTCAACCAACACAAAAGATGAAGGTTGAGCCCATGACTCTGAAAGCGCTAGTCCGTGAGCGTATTGAGGCAGGTAAAGAAATGCCAACGGAAATCTTTGGGGTATTCTCAGAGAATAAAACAACTATAAAAAGGAACAAATAAACATGAACCAAGTAGCAGAAAAAAAGAATAGTGCATTAGCAACATTTGATATGGAAGCTGATGCAGCACAAGGCGCTCAAAATATATCGCAAGAAGATCTTGCGTTGCCTTTCTTAAAAATTTTGGGCCAACTATCACCAGAAGTAAACAAGCGTGATGGTAAATATGTCGAGGGTGCAGAACCTGGCAAAATAATAAATACTGTAACTAATGAACTGTATGACACTATACAAGTTGTACCGGCTCATTACAAAAGACAGTACATTGAATGGCAAGACAGAGGTACCAGTACAGGTGCACCTGTAGCAATTCACGATGCAGATAGTGATATTGTAAGTCAGACGACTAGAGGTAAAGATTACAAAGACAGATTACCAAATGGTAATTATCTTGATAACACTGCTAGTCATTTTGTATTGACTCTTGGAGATAACCCACAGACAGCTTTGATTTCTATGAAATCTACTCAACTTAAAGTTAGTAGAAAATGGAACTCAATGATGATGGGTATCAAGATGCAAGGTAAAAACGGTTTATTCACACCGCCTACTTATAGCCACATTTATAATCTATCTACCGTTCAGATGTCTAATGACAAAGGAACATGGTTTGGTTGGGATGTATCTAAAGTTGGTCCTGTAACAGACAAAGTTGTATACGATATGGCTAAGTCATTTGCAGAATCAGTTGGCAAAGGTGAGGTGCAAGCTAAACACGGTACAGAAGAGAAAACTAACTCTCCTTACTAATCAAATCCTAGGTAGTGGGCGTCGAAGCGAGAGTGGGAACGCCCGCGAAAATTAATTGTATATTTATTATGGTAGAAAAATTTAGAAAGATATTTAAAGGTTTGGAAGAAAGATTTGGGTACCATGTACTTGATCAAAGTAATGGTAACGGTAAAAAATCTGGTACTTCATTTACATCTTCTTATGCACATACAGAAGAAATGTGGAAAGCACATCTAGAAGGCATTAAGTTTAGTGTTAAAACAAAAACAAAAATTATAGAAGCAGATAGTTTAGGTCTTTGTCCTATTACAAGTGACAGTAAATGTACTTGGGGTGCAATAGATTTAGATGAATATAAACCTGACGTAAAAGAATTATATAAAAAAATAAAAAGTTTGAATGTACCTGTAATACCATTTAAATCTAAAAGCGGTGGTATACACGTTTACATATTCTTAACAGAAGAAGTCCCTGCATTATTATTAAGAGAAAAATTACATTCAATAAAAAATATATTTGGAGATTGTAAACCAGATAAAATATTTCCTGTGCAAAAATATTTAAACCTTGAAAAAGGTTCAGCAGGTAGTTGGATCAATCTTCCATATCATAACTACAAAAATACTGTGAGGTGTATGATAAAGGAGGATGGCTCTGGGGCCACCCTGGAAGAGTTCTTTGAACACTATGAAAGAAATACAGTCACTCCCAAACAACTCAAAACATTAAAATCAAACATAGACGAAGGAGACTCTGGAGAATGGTTCCAGGATGGTCCTCCTTGTATGCAAGCACTTGCAAAATTTGGTGTACCTAAAAGTCAAAGGAACGAAGTTTTATTAGATATGACTAGGTATGTAAAACAAAGATACCCTGAAGATTGGAAAGATAAAACTTTAGAATATAACAAACAATTTTTTGAACCTAAAGGAAAAGGTATGGGTTTCAGTGAAGTAAGTGGAGTCATAGGATCTAGAGAGAAAAAAGATTATGTATATAGATGTGACCAAGATTGGTTAAAAAGTTATTGTAATAAAGAAGAATGTATTAAAAGAAAGTTTGGTATAAGCGGTTCACTAAACAGTGAGTTGGTATTAGGTCCTTTATCTTACGTAACATCTAATCCTAAAATTTGGTATCTAGGTTTTAATGGTGAAGAGGTAGGTCTATCATCAAAAGAATTAGTTAAACAAGATTTAGCAAGAGAAGCTGCAACAGAACAAACAAGTAAGACACCCCCTAAAATTAAAAATTGGGATATGCAACTACGAGCACTTCAAGAAAAAGCTACAGAGATAGATGCACCAGAAGAAAGTTTACCAACGTTTAGATTAAAAACAAGTTTAGAAAGTTTTTGTTTTAATACTAGAGTGACTAAAGACAAAAAGAAAATATTATTAGGTAGACCTTTTGAAGATGAGTCTTCTATTAAATTTACTTTTGGTGACTTCTTTAAATATATAAAAGCTGATGAATGGAATATTACTTCAGACGTTACCCACCAAATGTTAAAAAAAATTCCTGGTATTACAAGAGATAAGTTTCACATTAAAGAAGGTGTTAAACGATGGGTATATGTTTTACATAAAGAACAGTTTGACAATGAGCCTGCAACAGAACAAGAAGTTCCAGAGTATGTTAACCAAGAAAAAGAAAGTCCGTTTTAATGTTAGACAAATTTTACAGGAGAAGATATAAAATTTTAGGTGGTCCAGGTTGTGGTAAAACAACCAAGATATTAGAAATTCTAGCAGATTATATTAAAGGAGGTGTTAACTTAGATCAAGTTTTATTAATTGGTTTTGCTAAAGCAACAGCAGAGGAATTACGAGCTAGGGTTATTAAAAAAGGTTTATTGACAGAAAAGCAAGCTGAATCAATTAAAACAATACATAAATTTTGTTTAGATCATATAGGTAAACACGATATCTTGAACTCCAGTGTAAAAAAAGATTTTAAAAAAAGAATGGCTTCTGATCCTGACACTTGGGTTATGTTGGATGATGAAAAATACGACAGGGATGATGACGTGCCTGCAGCATGGACTGAAAAAGAAGATAAAAAATTAGCTATTTATTATGACATAATAAACAAAGCACATCATAAAATAGGTTTTGATAAAAGACATAAATACAAAGATGATTTAGATAAAATTATAAGTTACTTTAGAGAAAGTGAAAACGATAAATTTAAATATGTACACACAGCGCAATTAACTTATTTTTATACTAACCTTAAAAAATTTAAAAGTCAGACAGGAGTTATTGATTTTGATGATATGTTATTAAAAGCTTTATACCCCACAGTAGAATTTCCATCTTATAAATTAGTGCTGGTTGATGAAGTACAAGATCTTTCAAAATTAGAATGGCAGGTCATATCTAAAATAGCACAAAAAACTGAAGAATTATTTTTAGTTGGTGATGATGATCAAGCTATATATGGGTGGAAAGGATCAGACGTTCGTTTATTTCAAAAATGGCCTTGTAAAAAAGAAAATGTTACGCGTTTAGAAACATCTTATAGGCTTCCAGGAAAAATATATGACTTTGCTATAGGTATAAGGGATGAAATAAATAATAGATTAGGTAATGAATTTACTTGTCATAAAAGAATACACCCAGAAAATAAAGACGAAGGACATATCTCCTATATAAATGGTTTAGATGAAATAGAACATTTAAATAAAGATTCTCAAATAATTCTTTGTGCAAGAACGAATGCTCTTCTTAGACCTTACGCTGAATTTTTAAAAGAAAATAATTTAATATGGCTAGAAAAATCACAAAGCATGGATGACAGGGGTAAATTTAAAAGTTCTTTTCCCGACGGTTGTAAAGAAGTCATAGAGTTTTGGCATACTCTACAAGAAGGACATCCAATTAAAGGTACAAGTTACATAAAAATGGTTAAACAAATGAATGTAGAATTTATTTCTGAAAGAAAGAAAACTGCTTTATCTAAAAAAGATACAGCGCCAATAGAATTATATGAAGCAGACAAGATGTTTTCATATGAAGAATTAAAAAACAAATTTTATCTCAATGCTTCTTTAGAAAAAATGTGGCATGAAATTTTTTATTTTGATACTACACGAATTCAATCAGCTAAAAAACCTAAAGCTATATTTAGAGATAGAGAAGACTTTAACTATTACCTAAAAGGTTGTTGGGAAAAAAATAAAAATTTAACGACTGAAATTACATTATCAACTATTCATGGGGTAAAAGGAAGAGAAGCTGACAAAGTAGTTTTATGTGTTGAATGGGGTTATTCCTTAAATGCATATAATAAAGGAAATCAACAAGACGAAGACGAGGAAATTAGGGTTTGTTATGTAGGTGTTACTAGAGCTAAAAAAGAATTATATTTATTTCAACCACCTGGATATAACAAATATCCTTTTCCATTATTACAAACTTACTTAGGAGAAAAATATGACGGATAAAAATATGTTAGAGGAAGCTTTTCCTCAAGACAAACAAATTGGAGGATCTCACTACAAAGACTTCCACATTCAACCTTATGAATTTATTTCAAAGAATAATTTATCGTTCTTTCAAGGAAACGTTGTGAAATATGTTTGTAGATATTTACATAAAAATAAGATAGAAGATCTTGAGAAGATCAAACACTATTGTGATCTAGAAATTAAAAAGATGAAAGATACAAAATGATACAAAAACCTTTATTCACTGCACAGACAGAATGGTTTCCACCAGATGATTTTCCAGATTTATCTAAGTATGATGAGATAGCTATCGACTTAGAAACTAAGGACCCAGATTTAAAAACAAAAGGTTCTTCATCAATGAGAGGACAAGGAGATGTAGTTGGTATTGCAGTAGCTGTTAGAGATTGGTCAGGCTATTATCCTATCGCACATGAATCAGGTCCCAACATGGAAAGAAAAAAAGTTCTTGGTTGGTTTCAAGATGTACTTAAAACAAAAGCAGATAAAGTATTTCACAATGCTATCTATGATATGTGTTGGATTCACAGACTAGGGCTCACGGTTCACGGAACAGTTGTTGATACAATGGTTATGACTTCTTTAGTTAATGAAAACAGATTTAGATATGACTTAAACTCTGTAGCACAACACTATACAGGTATGGGTAAAAATGAATCTGCATTACAAGAAGCAGCAAAAGATTGGGGTGTTGATCCTAAAGCAGAGATGTACAGACTTCCTGCTATGTATGTAGGTGAGTATGCTGAAAGAGATGCAGAAGTAACTTTAGCTTTGTGGCAAGAACTTAAAAAAGAAATTGAACATCAAGACTTACAATCGATTGTTGAATTAGAACAAAAAGTTTTTCCTTGTATACTAGATATGAAAGTAAAAGGTGTAAGGGTTAGTGAATCACAGGTTGATCAACTAGATCACCAATTAAAATTGTCTTATGATAAATATATAAAAAGAATACATGACGACACAGGTATGTATCCTGAAGTTTGGGCTGCAAAAAGTATTGAACTTGTATGTAACAAACTAGGTATTGATGACTTTGATAGAACAGAGAAGACACAGAAACCTTCTTTTACAAAAAACTATTTAAAGAATCACAAACATCCAGTGCTTCGAGCTATCGCAAGTGCAAGAGAACTTGATAAACTAAAGAATACTTTCTTAGAGTCTATTAAGAATTATGTTTATAATGGTAGAATACATGCAGATATACATCAGTTAAAAGGAGACTTTGGAGGAACCATAACCGGCAGGTTATCTTACTCAAATCCTAACCTACAACAATTACCTAACTATAGTAATATTGGTAAGGGTATTAGGTCTATATTTATGCCTGAAGAAGGCCGTAGATGGGGTTGTTTTGACTATTCTCAGCAAGAGCCTAGGCTGGTAGTGCATTATGCTTTAGCAACGCTAGGAACCACTGGGGTTCAATCTATTGCAGATAAGTATGATGAAGCAGGGGAAAACCCATATGATTCAGATATTCAAAAAGCAGCAGACTTTCATAGTATGGTAGCTGAAATAGCAGACATAGATAGAGGACAAGCTAAAACAATTAATCTTGGTTTGTTTTATGGTATGGGTAAAGCTAAACTACAAGCACAACTAGGTGTAACTGAGCAAGTAGCCAAAGATCTTTTAGAAACGTACCATAGTAAAGTACCATTTGTAAAACAATTGATCCATCACACAATGGACCGTGCTCAACAAAGAGGTTGGATTAGAACTATACTAGGTAGAAAATGTAGATTTAACATGTGGGAACCAGCATCGTTCGGGATGCACAAACCACAAACATTTGATGATGCGTGCATGGAACACGGATCACGGAACATTAAAAGAGCATTTACATATAAAGCATTAAATAAATTAATTCAGGGTAGTGCGGCAGATATGACTAAGCAATCTATGATAAATCTAAGAGAAGCTGGTATTACTCCAATGATTCAATTACATGATGAGTTAAATGTATCATATGAAAATGAAGAAGAAGCTGATAAGATAAAAGAAATAATGGAACAAGCTGTTCCATTAAAGGTACCCAACAAAGTTGATTTTGAAGATGGTGAATGTTGGGGTGATATTGTAAACAACAGAGAGGAAGAGGAAGACAAGGACTTCTTTTAATATGAATGGCTTACTTAAATGCAAACATACCAGCAACTTATGCACAAATAAAAAGAGAATATTTATATGATCTTAAAAAACATCATGGAGAAGTTGAAGACTGCATTGTGTTTGGTCTTAGCGCTCTTACAGGTCGTGCTATATTATTTCATGCTATTATGGAAAACGGTGCAGTATTTTATCGCTTACCAATTAGCGCGTTTATTCAAAAGGGATTTGAACCATCCAGAGTGCCCGCAAGACGACTTGATGAACTACAGCTCTGGAATAGTTTTTCTTATTATCCTTCTGTCCATCGTTGGGATATACTAGACGGACAAGCAGGAAAGTATATTGGTAAAGATAAGAAGTGGCATCCAGGTAAGTATTTATTTACCGTTGACTTTGCACATCCAGATAGTAATATACTTGACACTGATCATTCAGAGATTCCGCACGAACATAAGTGCGCACACATAATTGCCCTCGATGATGGTAATTTTGCAGCACAACCTAACAATAGATGTATATGGGACTTACCTTCTTTCACTGTGAAAGATGATATTCCTGATTGGAAAGTGCAAACTTCTGAATGGAATGTTGAAGATAGTAGAGCCTGGCGGACAGAAGATACCGACAAGTTCTTCTATGAAATCGAGGAGAAAAAAAATGATTGATAAATTAAAAAGTAAAGCTATGCATTACTGGTCATACCACAAGATCGAATGTCTTGTAGTTGCTGTTCTTGTTATAGCTTACATTGTTAAGTAATGAATATAGCAGAATTATTTAAAAAGAATTTTGTATTAGTGCCCGTAATAGCTTCTGTACTTTTCGGAACATTTACGGGCGTTAAGTATATTGTTAATTTAACAGACACAATCAATGCTAATCAATTAGCAATCATAAAAATACAAGAAGTCGAGATAAAAGATCTTAGAAGAGATCTAGCTTACGAACAAGAAAAGATGGCAGATGTAAAAACTAGACTTGCATCAGCAGAAGCTACCTGGACCATGGCAGAGAACCTTTACAATGTGCTCGCTAATACGGTACGGGAACAAGGCTATGATATTAAAGACGTAGCTAGAGATTTATTAAATGATTATTAGGTAATGTATGGAGACTCTCAGGATGGATTACAGATTTACTGCACTATTAATTATAATGTTTACACTCTTAACTTTGTTTGCAAAACCTGCTTATCCTAAAAACGAATATCTTCAAAACGATGGAGGACAATGTGTCTACGGAAGCATGGAAGCAGCTATTACTAAAGTTGAAACCGAACATGATTATCGTATTCCAAGTACTAGTGATTATGATAATGATAGACACGAACTAAGGTTATCATTTAGAAAAAATTTAGGTCTATCTAAAAAAAATTGTGACTCACAAAATAGAATAAGAACAGAAAATCTTATATTAAAACAACAATTAGAATTATTAAAACATTGTAATAAAGTTAATGCTAATCCTAGCTATCTATATAATGAAAACTTTAGATCACTGGCCTTAAGATGTAAGGGTGTAGTATCAATTAATGAAGAAATTATTAATAAAAAAGATGAAGGAAACCATTGGGAAAATTTAAAAAAAGAGTATATGGAGAAAAATCCAGGTGATTATATGGGGGAAGACGCTACAAAGAAGCTAAAAATACCTAAATACTTGACAGATGAACTACCGGTTCCTACAAATGAGTAGAAAAACTAATACAGCATTAATAGCATTGTTGGGTACAATCCTAATGGGTCTCGCTACATGGACATTGGTCACACTCATAGAACTTCAGTTAATAGTAACTATGATCCAGTCGGACCTAATGTCTATTGACAAGCAATTCGGTCGCGTTTATAATTTCATCGATTCTGTTAGAGGTAAATAATGAAAAAATGTACTAAATGTAAAAAAGAATTCGAAGCTAAAGACGAATTAGATATGTTTTGCAGCCAGGACTGTAAAGAAGAAGCACTCGCAGACCTTGACAATGACAGCGATGAGTGTTTAAGTTGCCAATAATGAAAGTATCAGCAGAAGTAGTTAATGGTAAATGTCCAACATGTAGTGAACTCACTATGTTAGTTGGTTTAACCCCTGAATTATTTAGATGTATGAACTGCGGTTCAGATCTACAGCAACATGTTAATGGTAAGATAACTTATCTACCTGTCATGACATCACCAACAGATGGTGCTACGCCTTTCGTAAAAGAATGGAAAGATGGCTAAACAAAGTTTTAAGTTCTTTACACCCCGAAATAAACCCAAGAAACGTGGACCACGTCAACATAAAAAATCATTAAATAAGTCAGAAAAAAGACAGAAAAAACAGAAAAGATACAAAGGACAGGGTTGACAAACATCCTGTACTATCCTATATATAGGGTATGAAAGAAAAAACTATAACAATAAAAGTAGATGGTACCAATCCTGGTCAATGGTCTAACCTTTTACTTGAATTAAACATTATGAAAAAAGCTTGGAGATCTTTTGGTGTAGACATAGATTTAAAAGCACCAGGTATAAAAAATATAATTGAGTGGGGGACTAGAAATAATGATTACATTAGACCAACTAGACAAAATAAAAAGTAATGGAACTAATAATTCTAAATGATGGATTGTATCAATTAGTTCCTGTAACAAAACAAATGATGGAAAATATAACTTTATTAGGGGATGTAGATTGTATGGATATATGTGAGATACTAAGACTAAAACTAAGTGGATACGCTGATACTTTAAACTTGCATGTCATGGATAATGGCAGTGGAAATTTTTATGGATGTATTTGTAAATGATTGAAGCTTGGATTATATTAGAAGTCGTGGCTATAACAGTTTATTTGTTAAGCCAATAAAATTTAAAAGCTCAAGGGCGTCCAAATCTGCCAATGGCATTTCCCTGTACGTTAGCGATGACCGAAAGGTAGCAACCTGGAGTTTGGCCGGCTGTGAGTACGTCGACGGAAAGCAGCTGGTTTTATATGACCCTATCTGACTTACACGAAAATTTAGTATAAACTTCCATACTGTTAACCCATTCCGGATCAAATTCTGTTAATAATCTGTGTGAATAACTATAACCATAAACTATGCAGCTATGGTAATCATTAAATAATTTTTCATTGGTGGGTATAACTTTACATTTATTTTGTGCCATTCCGGAACACAAAACCATAAATAAAATAAATTTTGTCATTGACAATCCTATATTATGCACTATATAGTCTACTTTAACATGAAAGGAAGTAAACATGACAGACATGACTAAGTACAAAAACGTTTCTTTAAGTAAAGAAACATACGCTACTTTAGATAAGTTATCAAAGATAATATTGCCCGATGCAAAATTATCAGTAGCAAAAACAATAGAAGCAATAGCAAACGAGAAAGCGAAGAAATTAAATGGCAAATTCAAAAAAAGTTAAGAAGGTTTACATTTGTCCTACCTGTAGAGGTAATGGCTATGTAAAAGTCGCATGCATTTATGAAAAAGAAGATATGGTTCATCAATGCTGGGATTGTGGATCTCAAGGAGAGCTATATGATTATGGAAATGAAGATTTTCCTGACTTTGAGGGAGAAGGGATGTCAATACACTAATGATACCTGATACTGACAAAGCCTATATTGCAGGACTGTTTGACGGAGAAGGGTCCATACATATAAGACGTGGCATTGAAAAGAAAAAGAAACACAAGGGTAAACCTGGATACAGATACTCTAATAGTTTACGTTTATCTATGGAGATTACGATGACTGATCGTAGTGTGTTGATGTGGGTACATGAAACGTTAGGTGTTGGAACATTAGCACCTAAGAAAGTAAAAGGCAAACGAGTTGACGGTACGCCTTATCTTAAACAATATAGATGGCGATGTACTTTTCGGGACGCATACTATGTATGCGCCTTAATTTGGCCTTGGGCTCATACTAAACTGCCTAAGATACAAAGAGTAATAGAGCACTATACTAACGTTGCACTTAAGGATAATGTGATCTCAATGGAAGAATATAAAATGGTGAGGAAAGATGTTCGATAAATATATTTATATGTTTTTAGATAAAACTATGGAGTGGTCTGGAAAGATCAACTCCTGGGCTTGGGTCAAACATTTAAAGTATGTAGAAAAACGTAGAATGGAAAGATTGTATGGCAAAAGAAAAAGGTAAATAAATACAACTATGAAGAAGAAAAGAGAATGTATGAAGAAGAATGAAGAAGAACAAATAAAATTATCTATATTTAATTGGGGACCTTGTGTTACACATTTTAAATGTGATGATGCATTTATAGATTTACTTATAAAAGAAGGTAAAAAAGGTAAACAAGACTACAGAGATAAACTTGCAGGACAAATTAAAGAAGAGATAGGTTATTCTGAAGAGTCAAAAAAGTTAATATTACCAAGACTTTCCCAGTTTATAGGGGTCTATGATCAAGCTTTTGAAAGGTATCAAAGCAAACCTTATGAAACAAAACCTGAGTATGTGTTATCAGCACTCTGGATAAATTATCAAAAACAACACGAGTATAATCCACCACACGATCATGATGGTAGATTGTCGTTTGTTATCTATCTTGATATGCCAAAAAAATTAGAAGAAGAACAAAAAAATTATGTAGGTAAATCTTGTGGACCTGGAGGAATACAATTTTTATATGGAGAAGGACCAAGAGATGCAGTAACTACATTATCTTTTTCTCCTAAAAAAGGAGATATGTTTATTTTTCCTTCTTGGTTGAAACATTACGTTGCGCCTTACAAATCTGATTGTACACGAATCAGTGTGAGTGGTAACTTTCATGACCAAGTCCCTATAAATAATGTTATAAATTTCGCACCTAAATATTTAAAAAATGCAAAAAAATGAAGAAGAGTGATCGATATAGATATATGTCCGGACAGATGTACGAGCATCACGGAACACGGCTCTATGACTTTGGCGGAGAAAGATTGCCGTCTGTTACAACCATTTTAGGATTGACAAAAGATCAAAGTTTTATAAAGCAGTGGCAAAAAAAGGTAGGCCATGAAAAAGCAGAACAGATCAAGAATCATAGTAGTAAACGTGGGACTTCCATGCATAAATTCCTGGAATGTCACGTCACAGGAGTTGGATACGATGATCTATCGCCCATTGGGACGGAAGCTAAACCGATGGCTGAAAAGATTATTGAAGTGGGTTTATTACCCGTTGAAGAGTATTATGGTTCGGAAGTTACGTTACACTATCCGGGGCTGTACGCAGGCTCAACAGATCTTGTATGCTCACACAATGGCATGGAAACTATTGTTGACTTCAAGCAGGCCAATCGTCCGAAGAAGAAAGAATGGATCGAAGATTATTATTTGCAAATTGCAGCATACGCCATGGCACACGACTATGTCTACAAATCTGAAATTAGGCAGGGAGTTATCATGGTATGCACGCCTGACCTATATTATCAAGAATTTAAAATAGAAGGACCTGAATTAAGGCGCTATAAACATGAGTTTCTCAAAAGATTGGACATGTATCATGACCTAAAATTTGATGAAAAAGAAAGAACCAAACCAATGAAAGCGGAAGATTTTAATGTTCAGGAAGATAAGACCAAATAATTTAGATAAGATTAATAAATTACAATCTATGAAAAAACATCCTATTGGAGCAATGGGAGAAAGAGATTCACGTATAAATAAATTAATTAACAAACTATATAATAGGAAGGAGCAAACATGGGTGCAGTAAAACAAATGCAGATAGAAGAGATGGAAAAAGAAGACGAAAGAGCAAGAGAACATAAGATACAAATGGTAAAAGATGGTGAAGCTGATGAAGATATATTCGATTTAACAAACAATATATGTCAAGAGGGCTGTGGAAACTATCTTACGGTTGTAGAAGATGGTTGGGGTATTTGTCTTGATTGTAGAATCGAGAAAGATGACTGATCAAACGAGTAAAAAATATTATCAAGAAAATAGAATAGAAATAACAATTAAAAGAAAAAAATTTTATCAAGATAATGTTGAAAGAATAAAAACTAATCAAAAAAAATACTACTTAAAAAATAGAAAAGAAATTTTAGAAAAACGAAAAGAATATCAGACAATTTATAGAAAAAACAATAAAGAAAAAACTCGTATTAGTAATGAAAAATATATTCGTACTGAACAAGGATTCTTTAGGTCTATGTGGGGATCGTGTAAAAAAAGTAAACACGGGTGTGATTTTAAAGATTTTAATGAGTTTTTTAATTGTTGGTTAGAACAAAAAGCTGTATCTGGAATGATTTGCCCTGCAACAGGGGTTGAAATGACTATGGAACCTGGAAAAGGATTAAAAAGACATTTTACTAATGTTTCAAAAGACCGTATTTTATCTACAAGAAGTTATTCTAAAGAAAATTTAATATTTACTACATATGGATTTAATTCTAGTAAATGTAATCTATCACCTAAAGGTGCTAAAGCTTTTTTAAGAATTGTAAAAGAAAGGTACGGTACCGATGAAATTGAATAAAGAAAGAACCAAACCAATGAAAGCGGAGGATTTTAATAAATGAAAACAGTTTTAAGCACAAAAGGAATTTGTTTAATCCATAATCATAATTATAAAGATAACCCTGAAAAGTATACAATTCTTTTTCAAAGAAGAAAATGCAAAGGAAAAATTTATGAATACAGAGGTATTATATGTTCAGAATGTAAAATAAATAGAAGAAAAGAATATTACATTAAAAACAAAGAACATGAATTAAAACGAAATAAAAACTGGCGTGATAAAAATCCTGAAAAATTAACACTTGCAGCTAGAATAAGCAGTCTTAAACATCATTTAAAAATAACAGATGCTGAAGCTCATGATATTATAAGAAAAAAAAGAAATATACTTACTAGTAATTGGAAAAAAAATAACCCAGAAAAAAAAAATAAAAGTCAAAGATTATATAGAAAAAGAAGAATGGCTAGGGATCCAGGATTTAAATTATTAAATAATTGCAGGACTCAAATACATAGAGTTTTAAAAGGTAATATTAAATCTAAAAAAACTAAAGAATTACTTGGTTGTACTGTAGAACAATTAAAAAGACATTTGTCTAGTAAATTTATAGATAATATGAGTTTTGAAAATTATGGGAAGTGGCATGTAGATCACATTAAACCTTGTGCTAAGTTTGATTTTACTAAACCCGAAGAACAAGTTAAATGTTTTCATTACACAAACCTACAGCCTTTATGGGCTATAGATAATTTTAAGAAAGGAGCAAAGTATGACGGATCAAACGAGGTGGGGCATTGATCTTATACACACGAAGAATAAGGCAATAAAGAGGCAGAAAGACATTGTAACAAGATCCTTGGCTGAAGTTGATAAGTTAGAGGAGCAATATATTGTAGAATTGATGATACAGATTGAGGCAATATATGAGCAAAAGTATGGCGAGAACAAGGCAAATAAGACAGTTCTTTAGAATGATTCTAATGTATCAGGGTTCATGGAGCACGGACCATGGAACTGTGGAACTCCCATGGAACTTTTTTTTCGGCTTAGAAACCGCTATATATAAGAGATATCTAGACCAAAAGAGAAAAAGTTCCACGGTACCATCACTTTTTTTTCATCTGAACAAAAAAAGTGTTTTGGTCTGGAGAGGGTATATAGTAGGAATAAGTTATGCCTAAGAAAAGAAGAAAAGCTATCAACACTGAAACAACTCCGGATATACCTTTTCAGAAGGTTAGAGTGGAGTGGGTCGACTGCGTAAGTGACTCTGCCTGGGCTAGTGAAAAAGAGTTTGATAAAATGAAATTAGCATTCCCAGTTAATGAAGGCTGGTTATATTCTAAAGATAAAAATTCAATTAAATTATTTGCGTCTTACGATAAAGATGAAGATGGTATTACTTTTGGGGATCGGACAATGATTCCTCGTCAATGGGTAAAGAAGATTCAGAAGCTGTAGATGGAGTCACATTTATTAATTGCCCGTAGTCGTCTATTATCTGTTTCATTTTTGCTTCTAGCTCTTGTTCTGATAGGTCCTCTAGTTTTCCTGTTTTTATTATCTTTCTATCTATGTATAGTCCTGCTGCTTTTCCTCTGTTTGCTTCCGCATTCACTGCTGAAGAGAATGATCCTTTTTTTAAAGCGGCCTCTCTCAGTCTAGCAAGCTCTGCTATGTGTCCTTCATAAGACACTTCATGTTTTCTAATTCTTTCTTCTCTCAACTGTCCTAAATATTTTACAACTAGTGGAGATAACTTTGGATTGTTTAATTCTGATCCTTCTTGTCTTGCACGTTTAGGACTATACCCAGCAGCGATAGCCGCTTCTGTTTGTGTCATTGGTCCATCTGGTCCACCGAATACTAAAAATTCAGCAAAGCGTTGTTGCATTTCAGTTAATCTTTTTGGTACGCCCATGTTTTTTACCTATACTGTATCCTATAATAAAACTGCATCCCATTACAGAAATGATGGCTATTAAATGCCAAATTAAAAAATTCATATTTGACAATTTAAGGTAACTATCCTATAAAGTCAATATGAAAGTATACAAAGATGATAGAGGAGAACACGATCTAGAGAGAAGAATAGAACAGCTTTTATTAGAAAATAGATCTCTAAAAGATACCTTAGATGGATACAAGTTGTTGATAGAACAACACAAGAAAGAGATCTGGGAATTAAAACAAACTGCATCAGAAAATGAAAAGAATAAAAATTTGTTGCAAGGTTATAAAAAAGTAATAGAAGACTTATCTGCTAAGTTAAGTCAAAAAGATTTATGAGAGTACAAGACCTTCAGTTGTTTCTCGGTAACTTTACAAAAGGATCTGACGCAGTAAAAAATGCTGTCATCTTCGTAGAGATACAAGGAAATTTACATGAGATTAGACGAATGGAAGTACATGAAAATGCTATTCCAATTATCGGTCAACCAGGCCACAGTACACATAGGTTAGTTATGAAAACCCATAAACCTTCTAAGCTTATCTTGCCAGATAAACTTCAGAAGGACTATTAATGAATGACAGTGTTACTTTAAAAAAGGTATGGGACCAGAGCGTAAATTATATCAAAAAGTTAAGAATAATTTTAAAGATTTTTCGCTTATTAGACTTGAAAATAATAGCTTACTTGGTACTCCCGATCTATTGGTGTATAATAATTCTGGCCACTTTTTCACTATCGAGTTGAAAGTCACGAAGGGTAACAAACTTAAGTTTTCACCACACCAAATTAGCTTTCATGTGAGGCATCCACACAATACATTTATCATAGCAGAGGCCCTTGGTCCAGGTACCGTGAAACTTTTCCGTGGTTCACGAATCATGGAGCTTGACGCTTGCGGGTTTAAGCTTGACGCTTGCTGCTTGGGGCTTGACGCTTGTCGCTTGATGCTTCAGGAGCTTGGGGCTTGACGCTTGAGGCTTGAAGCTTGTGGCCCGGACCAGGTGAACGCCTTCCAGCCTCCGTCGAGTCTCCTCGGCTAATTACCTGATCCGATTTATTACGCTTGCGTAATTCTTTATAATATTTTGGGTGTTTAAATTCGTGCATTAATGTTTACCATATATCACAGCTGGAATAGTTTTGTCCCAACATTTTCTACAATCCATGCATTTTCCTTTTTGGTCCGGAGCTGGACATGTACGTGATTCTTTAGTCGTGACACCTGACTCATGACTCCAGGCGCTGGAGCTTGGACCGTTGATCTTAGATCTTGATAATCTTATAACAAGATTTGCCGGAACCTCTTCAGGAGCTGGCAGGAATTGCCGCTCTTGCGTCGGCAGCCAGTGATTTGTATCGGGTGTAAGTTTACACACCTCCAAAATATTGGCCATATGTTCTTTTGATTGTACGTCTCCGGCATCATGCCATCTAAACCATTTTAAATTTTTAATTCTTGCAGCCATCGCTTCAACCCATAATGGGTTTTTAATTGCATCCAGGCGTCTGTACTGGGCCGCTTTGATTGCTGGGTACCGTGTATAATTTCCTTTTTTAGCATAACAGAAAAAGCATGGCGTGCCTGGAACCTTCGAGAGCTTCCAGCCGGTCTTACACTCCCACGCCGGGAGGCTATAAGATAGTCCCGGCATTTTGGACGTTTTCGTAAATGAGTCTGTAATTTTTAAAGCTTCTTTTATTAACATAATTTATTTCTTTCTAAATCCTTTATAGTCCCTGATTCATGATCTGTCAAGCTTGAAGCTTGGCGCTTGGCGCTTGTTGCTTGCGGCTTGAGGCTTTTGAAAAACTTCTCGCAGCTGGCAAGATAAGCAGCCGGGAGCTGTGAGTGCTCCCGGATAAAATAATGTGTTAAGTCGTTGTGTTTAATTCTTTTCATGATTGCCAGTAATCTCCACCAGCCGCGCTGTTCAGGCAGGTTAAGTACTCAGACTCTGACAGTCCCATCTCGCTGGTCAGGAAGCTGTGCTTATCTCCTTGGAGCCCGAACTTTGGGTCCTTCAGGTACTGGACCGCCTTATCCAGGATCACGTGGCGCTCGCTGCCAC